ATTTCTGTCTGAGGTAGTCGGTTTCTGACCACCCACCCCCCTCCCCAGGGCCCTTCCCCAGGGCCCTGGGGTACAGGGATTTTCACCGGGATCTTTCTGTCCATAACTAGTTGCTTGCTCAAGCAACTACTACTAGTACCTAGATCAACACATCAAGATCAAGGATCTTGACCCCCCCACCTAGGCCCCATGACCCTGATCCCAGGGGTCCTGCCCCGGGCACTGTACACATGTACTAGCCCCAGGGGGCGCAGGCAACCGGTTTCTTGATCATGGACCAGGTCCAGGCTCAGCATAGTCTGGTCCCTGGTCCGGATCGCCTCTGGTCACATGACTCTGTTTCGATACGTTGGCGGAGGCTGCCAAGATCCTGGAGCCTGTGTGCCTGGTTACTGTTAAGGAACCTGTCAGTAGTTGGAGTGCATGTTGATATGCATCTTTGCCACGCGCACCCTGACGCCATGGAACAACTGGAACCGGGTGTCATGGTCCCCGGTGAGGCCGGGATCAACGAGGAGCACGTGGCCGACTCCGGGCCCTACGTCCGGGCCCTGGTGGTGCAGCGCCTGGAACAGGTGTGGCGGGCCTGTGAACCGCACATCAACCCTGATCAAGAGTCTGTGGAGCTGGGGTTCCGTCGTGATCCTCGCTACATCGAGGCCGGGATCAGGGTGCTGGACAGGTTGACGGCCATCTACGGACTCCTGAAACCTCACTCTGTGCAAGCAGACCCTGACGCAGGGTCTAGCACGGATCAGAGGGCTGCCCTGGTCAGGGAACTGGAGGAACTGGAGGACAAGATCCACGGAGTGCCAGGTTCTTGACATTTAATGGAAACGGTGGCTTTTCATCTACTCATTCGAGGGGAAACCGGTTTCTTGTAACACTGTGCCTATCTGTCAACCTAGGTTGATTTTACATAGGAGCGATTTACCTAAGAATGAGTTGACTGAATACCAAGAAACCGAGAAAAGATAGGGATTGACCCGGGGGAGGGGTGGGGGGTAGGGTCAGGGGGTGAAGGAATTTCAGAAGAGCCCTGGGCCCTTCCTCCGAGAGACAGAGGGGCCGAACCGCAACAAGCTCATCGAAGGTGCCTGGTCCTCGCCCGCGCTAGAGGTAACAGCAGGGCTGAACTGGTACTGGACTGAGAAGGTTGACGGGACAAACATCCGGGTCCACTGGGATGGTCACAAGGTCATCTACGGGGGCCGCACCGACAACGCCCAGATCCCGGCCAAGCTCATCCAGGCCCTGGATCAGTTGCTGCCCGAGGAGCTGTTCGAGCAGAAGTTCAACGAGCGGCCGGTCACCTTGTACGGCGAAGGCTATGGGGCCGGCATCCAGAAAGGTGGCAACTACCGTCCGGATATGTCGTACGTCCTGTTCGACGTGCGCATCGGGGACTGGTGGCTGCTGCGGGACGACAGCCTGGACGTCGCAGAGAGCCTGGGGCTGGACCACGTGCCCCTGGTGCTCTCAGGCTCCATCCCAGCCGCCATTGAGCGGGTAAAAGGTGACCTCCGGTCGACCTGGAATCCGACCCTGGTGGCCGAAGGGGTGGTCGGTGTGACCGCCGCCGGACTACTGGACCGGTCGGGTCACCGCCTAATCGTCAAGATCAAAGCAAAGGACTTCCAGGCATGAACAAGGAGCTGGAGGAGTGGCTACGCGACCGGCCACAGGTCATCAAGGACCTGGCTAGGAGTCACCCCCCAGATGTCCAGTACCGGCTGGCCAGTGGCGGAGACGGCGACGTCTATCAGATCTACAGCTACTTCGAAGACGGCACCATGAGCGTGATCCGTTACACCCGGCTAACGCCTGATTCGATGATGCCGCTGTGGAAGGTATTCGGGATGAAACCGGAGGACCTGGTGAGGGTCGATGATTGATCTTGATGCGATCGCCGAGAAGTGGCTGAAGCTCTGCGGCTACTGCGACGCCGGGCTCCCCATGGGCTGCACCTGCACCGGGGACGACCCCCGCTCGGATATACAGCGCCTGGCCCACTTCATCCGGGCCCAGCAGGACCAGATTGAACAGCAGAACCAGGAGCTGAACCAGCAGGCCGGGATCATCGTCCGGCAGCGGGTCACCATCGCGGAACAGGGCGACAAGGTCAAGGAACTACGGGACCAGGTCGCGTTCCTCAATGAGGAGGTCGCGGACTTGCACCGTCAGCTCGCCGAGTAGGAGGAAGAGGTCCAGTACCTGAAGGACCTCCACGAAGGAGAGGACAAGAATTGGTGAAACAGCACTTCTGGGACCGCCCCACGATCATCTGGGAGGCCATGGTCCAGCTGTTCGGGGTAGTGGGGTTAGCCCTCTTCCTGGCCATCTGCATCTACCTGGTCACCCTGTGACGTGGCGGATCGTGGATCGCAGCGAGGAAGAGAAACCTCGCCTGGAGATCCGCGCGATCCGGTGGCTGGTGCGCCGGCTGCGGGAGTCGGGGGACTTCAAGCTGCGGCTGGGTCATTCGCTGGTGCTGGAGTCCGCGGAGCCGGAGCTGTATATGGAGATTGTGTACGGCGACGACGAAGCGGTGATCTTCGATATAACCTTCACACCGGAGATCTGGCCCAAGATCAGAAACACGATGGGGGAGCTGGAATGGAAGCTGGAGAAAGAGTACGAGGAGGTGAAACGAGATGAGTAGTACAGCAATCTGGCTGCTGGACATCGACGGCGTCATCAACGCCTGTCCACGCAACCGGGACCCGTTGCCCAACGCCTGGCCCCGAGACGCCTGGATGGACTTGGAGATCTTCAACCGACACAGTGACAGGGCGTGGCCGATCCTGACCGCGCGCCCGGTGGTGGAGTTCATCAACCGGATCGACGACGAAGGTCTGGCTACGGTCCTGTGGCACAGCACCTGGGCCGACGAGTCGAACAAGGTGGGTGAGGCCGTGGGCCTGCACCCGTTCGATGTGCTCCCAGCCCCCGAGTACGAGGGCTGGACGAAAGGCGCCCGGGGCTGGTGGAAGCTGCCAGGAGCACAGCGGGCGCTACGGGACAGTGGGGGCAACCTCATCTGGACCGACGACGACGCCTGCCACCCGGACATGAGCAAGGACGAGCGGCGGCTGTTCCGCAACGCCGGTGCCCTACTGGTGGCGCCCAACCCGACCCAGGGCCTCGTCCAGGCCAACCTGGACCGGATCTGGCACTACCTGACCGGGGACCAGGAGGAGGTGGCGGCGTGACCGAGCCGGACAACCCGTTCGACGGTCAGCCCATGTGGAACGGGATGCTGCTCAGCCACTGGCGACTGTCCAAGTTCTACCTGAACAGTCTGTTCGACGGTCACCTGCACCTGGTAACCAGAGGGCTTCACTTCCCGCCCCTGGTCTCCGACGAGGCCATCATCAAGAAGCTGCGCAGTGCCGCCTGGTGGCGCAAGACCACCCTGCACATCGTCCCCTGCCCCCAGGGTCTCTGGGTGCAGTCACCAGACAACCGACTCGGCTTGGACGGCACCCCCGAACTCCGAGAGGCTCTGGCTCAAGCTCTGGCGGAGGTCGCCAGTTTGAAGGAGGAACTATGGAAACTGAAGACGTCGTCGAGGTGACCGAAGAGGTCGAAGACGAGGAGAGCACCGAGGAACTGGACCCGATCATCCAGGCGCTGAGGAAGGAGCGACTGGCTCGCGGCTGGAATCAGTGGGACGTGGCTCGGCGGATGGGCTACAGCGGCCCAGCCCGGGTCAGTCAGCTGGAGAGCGGGGAAGGGGACATCCAACTGTCCACGCTGAAGAGCTGGGCCGAGACCCTGGGCATGGAGGTCCTGATCCGGGCGAAGGTCACCCGTGGACGGCCACGGGTCAACTTCAATAAGTGATCACACCGTCTACCCCCCGGGACCCCCGGGGGGTAGACTTGTTTCATGAGGGAGACTGGATGAAGACTTTCGTCGTGAAACACCGGGATGGAACTAGTCGCGTGCGGGCCAACTGGTTCCGAGTCACGTTGCTGTCCAGCCATGGGATCTTCTATCGGGGCCTGCGCAAGGTGGCCTTATTCAAGAACACCTACTTCACCTACGAGGAAATCGAGGAGACTGAATGAACAAGTATCGAGTGACGTCGTTCCACTGGAACGGTGGCGAAATCGGGGAGCGCGTCGCCGAACATGTCGACGTCGAAGCCAGGGAATTCCAGGTGCACGCATACACCGACGGACCCACCGTCCAGTTCTACGACAGCAACAACAAATTGATCGCCGCCATCACCAACTTCCACTCGGTTACCAAGGTGACCGAGTGACCCCAGACCGTTCCACCAGGGCCCAGGCTCCGGCCTGGGCCTTTGCTATTGAACCGATGCCCAATGATCGTTACGCTCTCTTTCAGGGGGGGGATCTCTCCCTAGTAACGATCACTGATATAAGGAGTTTCCTTGACGAAGCAATCCATACAACCGATGGGCTGGGAGGAGACGCTATTCACTGACCTAGAAGAGCTGGATCCGATTCCACGCGTGCACGCTCTAGGTGAGGCCATCTCCCGCATCAACCCGGTTCTCAGTGAACTCGCCCGCCTCCGCCGGCAGGTGATGATGGATCTGATCGAATCCGGGGACTACCAGTACCCCAGCCTGGCCCACACGGTCGGGATGCGGGTACAGACCGTACGCCGGCTCGTGGACGAGGCCCGCGCCCAGCGGCGAACCGATGAGGCCAACGCCGAGGCCGCATAGAGCCTTGCCCGATCCCCACCCCCGGGGATAGACTTCAGGAACAGGAACACAAGACCCGGGCCGGGCAGGTGACCCCCAGATCCCTGCCCGGCCCTGGGATCTCCTCGTAGCTCAACTGGCAGAGCAACCCGTCTCTAAAACGCGGTGGCTGGGAGTTCGAATCTCCCCGAGGGGTCGTGAAGCAACTCCCGTTAGATCAGCCCACGTACCTGCGGGTGCAGTGGCTCATCCACCAGGCTCATGTCCTTGGCATCGACCAGGTGGAGCACCTGCACGAGGCTGGGTTGATTGTGACCCCGGCCATGGAGCTGGGCCTGCGAATCAAGGGGATGACCTTCCTGCTGGAGGAGATCAAAGGCTGGCGTCCAGCCGAGTTCATCCGGCGCACGGACAAGTCCGGCTCCGGGTCCACGCCCGCGGATCTGCACCTGCGGATCTGTGAGTTCATTAAAGATCATATCGAGGCAATGAAAGCTGGAGGGTAATGGGTATTCCCGTAACGGACCTGGCCTGGATGGCAGGCATCATCGACCTGCGTGGCCGGGTCGTCTACAAGAACAACAAGACCCGCAACCCCAACCACTCCAATCAGGTCACCCTGTACGTGGAGTCGGTTCAGTTGCCGATCATCAAGCGCCTGGCCCAACTGACTGGAACCAACCCAGAACTCAAGACTCCGCGGCAGCGGGCCGAAGGCTGGTTCCGTCGCAACTGCGACGAACACTGCCCCGAGGCTCACGTACACGTCAACCCAGGAGAATTCGCTGAGGCTGCCCGCTGGACCGTGTCCGGCTCCGCCATGAGCGTTGTGCTCACCGCCTTGAAGCCGTACATGATCCAGGACAAGGGTTTCAGTGAGGCCGTGGTCTACGGGTTCGAGTACATGACCCTGTGGGGGCGTGGAGCTGCGGCCACTATCACTGCCCTGCGCCGATTGCACAACCTGGGCTGGGAGATGCCCCCGATCATTGAAGAGCAGCGGCCGGGCGTATTGACAGAGCTGCCCCCCGACCCCGAACCTGAACCCGAATCGACCCCGGAACCTGAGGAGACACCTGATGCCGAAGCCGAAGAACGGGGAGCCGAGGAAGGTGTACCCGAAGTTCCTCGTGTGCATCTACTGCCGAAAAAGCGAGCACGAAAAGTGCCCGGGGTGTGACTGCTCCCAGGTCAAACATGACCTGGCCCTGGTCATCGGGGGTGCGGCGTGATCTGCCAGACCTGCAAGGATCAGATTCATGATCTGTGCCGGGGCGGGACCTGGTGTGACTGCCTTCACCGTGCACCTGTGCGCACCACCATGAGTCCGGAAGAGTACGCAGCTGTCCTGTCCGAGCTGACCCAGATGGCCCAGGGGGATGGTCTCGGTGACCATGGACCTGACCTGTAGCAACGACGAGTGCTACAGCCGCTACGACGGTCTCAGCTCACAGACCCGGACCGATGACTCGGCCCGGGTACACGGGTGGCGAGTGTGGAGATCCCCGGGCCTGGACCTGATCCTGTGCCCGCTGTGTATTGGGTACCGGGTCCGTCGCGACAAGGCGCCCGAGCGCCTGGAAGGCGAAGAGCCACTGTTCTGAGCTGAAGCCCCTGACCGTTGCTGGCTGCCGGTCAGGGGCTTCTTTTTGCCCGTTGACTCCCCGGGGGTCCCTGGGTAGGCTGATATGCATGAAGGTAACTAAGGCAAGGAGAACTCATGAGTAGTGACGAGCTACAGATCCGGTCGCTCCAGGCCGGACCCTCGGTAGGTGTGAGCGCACAGCGTCTCGTCACCTTGGGTGAAGACCTGGCGGCTCTTGGTATCGCCGAGAGCCGCGCTGTTGTCGCCGAGCTTCAGGAGATCTCAGCCGAGGTCGCCTTGAAGTCAGCGGACGTGTTCCTGGGGCGGCTGCGTAACGTGGTCGTGGCCAAGGACGCGATGCTGATGCGGCAGATCCTGAACCTGCCGCTGCTGCGGCTTCCGCAGCTGCTCATAGGGCAGACGCCCTACGTCAGCAGGGACAGCGTGATGGCCCTCATCCAGGCCTCGGGCAACGTGGGGGCACGCCAGTGACCGTCAACAAGGAACGAGTCCAGCTGCTCGTCGATGCTTTGCGGAGCGGGGAGTTTCAGCAGCGTCATGGCGACCTGAGGGGCAATGCCCATGGTGGTGGTGTCAGTTACTGCTGCCTCGGGGTCGCCACCGAGGTGGCCCTGCGCAACGGGGCCATGTGTCTTGAGGCCTGGGGCGGGACTGCCCTGCACTGGAGGCTGGCTCAGTGGTACGGCTTCGAGAGCGGCAACCCGATCATTCGCCCAGCTCCGTGCCGGGATGCAGTCGCGGCCAACGACATCTGCAAACTGGACTTCAACCAGATCGCCGACGCATTCGAGGAGACCTTCCTCCGTGAAACCAACCCCACCTGACCATCTGCTCGGCCCTGGACAGACCTGGGTCGTGATCGAGGCGTCTCGGTGGGCCACAGTGTCCGGCAAGACCTGCAATGCCAAGTGGCGGGACGGGGACCTGGAGCCGTGCCTGGAGCCGGCCGTCATCTTTGACCGGGAAACAGTGTTCAGCAACGGGGACGTCCTCTGTGAACGTCACATGGGATTCCACCGTTGGATCGATGACAACGGGGTGGTTATGCAGTGGAAAGCAGACCCACCCTGGACCTACCCAACGTCGCGGCCCAAGATGCCGCCGCGGAAACGATGAAGGAGAACCAGATGGCAAGTAACGCCAACAAGGCCCGGCTCCGCATGTGGACCCGGGCCCTCAAGTCGGGACAGTACGCACAGGGCAAAGGCGTGATGCGTGGAGTCGACGGCTACTGCTGCCTCGGTGTGGCGATGGACATTGCCTTCGCCAACGGGTGCCAGCCCACCGACACCGACAACTGGGGTGCCTCGTCCCAGCTGCCATACAACGTGGCCGACTGGTACGGACTGCCTCGCGGGGACCAGTCCGACCCGCGCCTGTACACGGTGGGCGCAGACCGGACCCGGCCTCTCGGCCGTCAGCGGGCCTCCGGGCTCAACGACTCCAAGGTCCCGTTCTCAGACATCGCCGACCGGATCATCTACACGTACGAGCTGGACGGCGACAGCTGATGCACGATGTCAACGTGGAGCGGGTACAGCTCTGGATCCAGGCTCTGCGGAGCGGTGAGTACGAGCAGGGCCAGGGTCACCTGAGGCTGAATCAACCCTTCGGTGCTAAGCCTCGCTACTGCTGTCTGGGAGTGGCCCAGGAAGTGGCCCTGCGCAACGGGTGGGTATCTGTTGACGTGCCCAACAGCGACTGGCTGGACTGGGGACCGGCCGCCATGCCGGCGGATCTGGGCCGGTGGTTCGGATTCATGCACCCCCACGCCACTGACCCGCCCCTGGTTTACCACCAGGACCAAGGTGACAACGTGTGCTGCACCATGGCCAATGACGACCTGAACTGGACCTTCGAACAGATCGCCGACGCCCTGGAAGCCCGATACATCACCGGAACTGACACCGACAACATCGACGGAGAGTCATAGATATGAACAAGAAACTGCTGGCAGCCGCCGGGATCGTCACGACTGCTGTCGTGGTCGGCTACCTCATGCGGGACCAGATCGCCGCCAAGGGCATCGAGCTGATGGACAGGGCTGACGGACTGTTTCTGGAGGATGATGACAGTGACGATCTCGATCTCGACTACGTGGACGTCACATCACGCACCAAGGAGAACTGAATGCTCAAGCGTCTCGTCCTGATCCTGGCGACAGTTGTTGCCGGATCCCTGGGGGCATTGGCTATCTCCGCCCCCGCCTCGGCTGCACCCACGTGCCCGTTCTACCGCATCTGCTGGTTCGATGCGGGCAACTGGCAGGGGCCGTTGTATCAGGTCAATCCCACCTCCTTCCCGGCGCACACGTGCTTCAACATGAGCACCGATCCCAACACCGGTATCAACTGGGACAAGGCTGTTGACAGCGTCTGGTGGAACGAGATTGCGTTCCCCGAGTCGTATGTCGAGTTCTATGAGGGACAGAACTGCACCATCGCGGCAGTCACTCGGGCCGACGCCTGGTCCCCGGTCGCCAACCAGATGCAGTCCTGTAACGAGGGTCCGGCGCCTGACCCGTGGCGTGGACCTTGTGGCCCGCCGAACAATGTGAGCCACCGGATTCGCTCCTGGGCCTACACCTACTGACAGGGAAGGGAAGTCTCATGTTCAAGAGAATCTTGACCCTGGCCGTGGCCTCGGTCGCGGTGATCGCCCTAGCAGCGACACCCGCGCAGGCTGTGTCCAGATGCCCGTACACCACGATCTGCTGGTACGACTCCAGCGACTGGAGGGACCCGAAGTACGTGGTCAACCCAGCCGGCCTCCCGCAGCACACGTGCTTCAACATGGGTGTTGATCCGAACACGGGAATCAACTGGGACCGTCGTGTTGATTCGGTCTGGTGGAACGACATCCTGGGTCCGATCACCTACGTCGAGTTCTACTCGGGCCGGGATTGCACCGTTGCCCTGGTCACGAGGGCGTACGCGTGGGTACCGCAGTCTGACCAGATGCAGAGCTGCACGGAGCCGATCGCACAGTGGAACGGCCCGTGTGGCATACCTTCGGCGTCCAAGGTCATCAGATCGTGGGCCTTCGCGCGTTAACAGTTCTCCAGGGTCCCGTGCCGGGGATGTGGCACGGGACCCTGGTCTCGTTTCAGAGGAGAAACCAGTGGCAGTAGACCCGCACGAGAACGAGGTCAAGGTCGAGATCGACACGGACACCTACGCTGCCTGGATGGAGGTACGTGCTGCCATCAAGGAGGCCGAGGCGGTGGAGACGGAGCTACGGGCACAGATCGAGAAGCAGATGGGCAACGCCACCGCGGCCACTGTGGGTGGAGTCAAGGTCATTACCTACCGGCCCCGGAAGGGGTGGAACACCAAGGGCCTGCTGCGGGACCATGCGGACCTGTGTGAGCACTACATGACCACCTCGGTGGACACGCGCCTGGATGTGTACCAGTTCGCCGCCCACCATCCTGACATCGCCGCCATGTACCAGACCAGAGACTTCAGGGAAGCCGGGGAGTGAAGAGGGGCTGGAGGATGCCCAGAGACTTTTGGTACATGGTCATGTTCTCGGCCGGACTCCTCATCGGTTCCACGCTGACCAGCGTCGTGTACATCGTGGTGGAATCGGAGACCAAGTGAAGATAGATGTCCAGCTCCTCCAGGACCTGATCCATGAGGACTATGACGGTCCCGAGTGGGAGGTCATGGAGGATGACACAACAGGGACGTGGCGCTGGGGAATCAACAAACGGATCATCCTGCGTTACAAGCCAGTCGACCAGAATGTCCCCAGTACCTTCTGGGGCTACACGTACCAGGTACAGACCAGCAACGAAGATTACCGCCTGGACTTCGTTGACGATGACATTCAAGTGGAGCTATGGGAAGCAATCGCTGTGCCCGTGGTGAAAATTGAATACAAGAGGAGAAAAGATGGTAGCTAGAGTCGCGATCATCTCGATCGCCGTGGTGGTGATTGTTGTCATCGCAGCAGTAGTCGGGGTCTTCCTGTCCCGGCGTAGTGAGCGCATGCAGGCCCGCCAGCACGGATATGCCATGCGGGGCGACCTGAACCGCAGCGAGGAGCAGGCCCTGGTCACTCAGCTGGCCGAGGCCGAACAGATCCTACGGAACCTGGGCAACAACAACCCGGACAACTACGGGGACCCGGAGATCCTGCGGGCTGATACCCGCATCGCCGTGGGCCTGTGGCTGAAGAAGTACAACAACGTGAAAGAGAAGGTCAGCAAGTGAAGAAGATCCTGCTCGCAGTGACGGCACTGCTGTTGCTGCTCGGGGGCACCGCGTGCTCCTACGGAAACCCGGGGGCCGACGAGGTCGGTCTCTACTACGAGGAGGGTTCCCTCGACGGCCAGAACTTCCTGGAGTGCGTGGATCCTGGCGAGTCGGTACAGACCTCCGACCTGTTCGAAGAGTCCGACGCGATCTATCCGGTCCCGGCGTCGCTGCGGACCTGGAACATCGCCCCCCAGGGTGGTGACTCCAACGTCCCCATCACGGTGGCCGCAGCCCCCGAGGCGGGCCAGCCCAGTGGGGTACAGGTCAACCTGTGGGTCCAGTTCGCCTTCAGCATCAACAGCGCCTGTGGCGACGGCAAGGATGCCAACAGCCCTGCCGTGCAGTGGTGGGAGAAGGTCGGTCGCCGCTACTACGCCGCCGACACCACTCCAGAAAAGACCAAGTGGTGGGCCGCGATGCTCCAGAACACCATCGTCCCTGCCGCTGAGGCAGTGTCGCGCACCAAGGCTCGTGCCTACAGTGCTGACGCTCTGGTGTCCGGTGCAGCCAACGTGGACCTCCAGAAGGCGGTCTCCGCGGAGCTGCCCGGAGAGCTGAAGCGCCTCGTCGGCGGCTCCTACTTCTGCTCCCCCACCTTCAACCGGGCCAACCCGGACCAGTGCGGTGAGATCCAGGTTCTGGTGAAGGACGTGGACTACACCAACCCCGCCATCCAGGCTGCTCGCGACGAGAAGCAGAAGGCTATCGAGCTGGCCGCTGCCAAGGTGGCCGAGGCTCAGGGCAAGGTGGACGCCGCCGCCAAGGAGGCGGAGCTGTACAAGAACCCCAGTTGGGTCCAGCTGGAGCTGGCCAAGATGGAGTTGCAGGCTGCGGAGGCTCAGGCCGCCGCGTGTGCTAAGGCTGCGTCCTGTGTCATCTCCGGAGGGGGAGTCTTGGTAGGCGCCAAGTAGGTGGTTGACTCGCCTCATGGAGATCGAGGTGAGGTGGGTCCCAGCTCAACAGGGGTCCCTGAAGCACATCGGTAAGGGTCGCCTGATCCATACCAACAAGACGGAGATCAACGACTGGCGCAATGCCGTCATGAACCGGGTGGAGGCATATCGGGAGCGGATCCCTGAACACGGGCTCCCGTACACGGGGGCCGTGTGGATGAGGCTGGTGGTCTCAGTCGCACGGCCCCCGTCTGTGTCTCGACGCAAGCGCCCATACCCGTCAGTGGCACCCGATCTGGACAAGTTGATGAGATCGGTAGGAGATGCCTTGACAAAGTGCGGGGTCGTTTCTGACGACGCTTTGATAGTTGAATTCACCCGCCTGGCCAAGGTGTACTGCAATGAGGACCCGGAGTCCCTGGAAGTTCCAGGGGCCAGGATCGTGGTGCTGCCCATGGCACCGTTAGAGGAACTGACGAAGGGATGACAGTGACGAGCGATCACATTGCAGGGTTCAGCATGGACCTGCCCGACTGGGCCCAGATGATCGTGACTGACCGGGAGATACGACGCGGTGACGGCCGGAAGATACCCCTGGCCGTCGAGGTACCCGTGGGCCGCCCCAGCAACGTGGAGATAGAGCGGAAGATCACCAACTTCAAGTTGGTGGCCGACGCGCTTGAGCTACTCCTCGCGGTGTGGCCCGAGATCCCGGGGGCGTCAGTGACGCTGACCCCGGCCCACCAGGATGAGTTGAAACGCATCATCCTGGCCCTTCCAGCATCGGTGGCCCTGTGAGTACCGACCTGCTCCCCGAGACGACCGGCGACGACCTCCTGGATTTCCTGGAGATCATGAAGAACACGCCACTACGATCCATGGCAGACATCGCCGCGGACCGTGAGCCCGAGTTCGAGATCCCGGTCCTGGCTGTAGGGATGCAGGCAGACACCGTTGAAATCCCCGTTACGCGCCCCGTCCCCCGACACCTGGCCCCGTACCGTGGACCCAGGGTCTGGCGACACCCGCTGACCTGGTTGAAGTGGAACTTCGGCTGGCTCTACTGGGGGGTCAATGAACAAAACCGACACAGATCCCATCGGGTGGTGTGAGACATGCCAGAAGTGGTGGTACACAGACAAGTCACGAGCCAAGAAGGTGGGGCGCCGGCACCATCCCCGCAAGCCGGCCTACATCTGCCCCGAGACCAAGGACACGGTGCAGGAGCTGTACCACGTGGGTTCACTACCCCAGTTGGTAGTTCAAGGGTTCCTGACCCGCGACCAGCTTCGCCGCAAGCGCCGCTCCTGAGGTGCAACAACTGTGGGATCCTCGGGCACCTACCTCGGGCCTGTCCCAACTACGGGTGGTACTTCCCTGCTCCGGGCAAGACACGCTTGGACTATGAGAAGGACCGGCAGCGGGTGCAGGACCTGATCGCGGCCGACATCATCAACGAGCACGAGGTGCACGAGGATGACGAGGACCCCATTGTGTTTCGGGGTGCCCGACCTCGCGCGGATCGCAAGACCAAGGCTCTGATGCTGTCCTGTCCGCGCTGTGAGCAGCCGCCGGGGAGCAAGTGCAAGAGCGCGTCCGGGGACTACACGGAGCTACACAAGGCACGGCTCGATGCTGTTGACTCCCCGGCCCCGGGGAGTTAGGCTGTAGCTACCCTCAGGTTTGAGAGGGCTGGAGGAAAGCTCCCCCAGGGGCTGGTCACACAAAACCTGGGGGAGTCACGGCTGAATGGAAGACCGGGTGCACCCAGGTCCAGGTTCGAGTCCTGAACAGCCACGAGGGACCTACGACCAGCGACGACCGGCAAGTGTTGTTGGCTAGTGAACTCATGAGTGCCAGAACCAGGAGCTTCCCCCGTCGTCTCCTGGTTCTGGCCGGTGCGGGATGGAGTAACGGCAACTCCCCGGGCTCATAACCCGGTCGATTCCGGTTCGAATCCGGATCCCGCCACGAGGGAGCCTCGGTTTACCGAGGTCCATGTGCCCTTGGTCCGAGGGTCCTCAAACGGACCGCCTGGGTCGCTAGCTTAATTGGCAGAGTCCGGCGTTTAGGCCGGGGATGTCGGTTCGAATCCGACACGATCCACGAGGCCGCGCGGCCGGACAACGAAGGGAGGTTCCATGAACACAGTGCGCTATCTGGTCACCGGGTTCCCGGGGGCCTTCAAGGAATGCCACCGCTGGCTGGTCCGAGTGACCTACGGGGTGTGGCCACTCATGCTGTGTCCCGGCCATCGGGCTTGGGCAGAGGTCCAGTACCTGCGACAGTTGAGCGGTCCCGAGGGACGATGATCTCGTTCTTCTGAAGGACCATAATCAGGTCATTCTGGTACTGGAGCATGTCGGTACGGTTCTGATTGACGAGAGCGTGTACTTCACCGAGGCCATCTTTGACCTTAACGACATCACGCTTCAAGACCAGGACCACGGCAGTAGCAATCGACGTCACCAGTGTGGCGACGGCACCAAGGATTAGGGCTATACCCTCAGCGGTCATAGTTTCTAGAATAGTTCCAGAGTCGGGGAATCCCATGATCCTCGGAAGGCGCTGATCCCGGCGTGGCTCGAAGGGACACAAAGCAGCCCCCGTAGGTCAATGACCCACGGGGGCTGCTTTGTGTCTGCTTACGGGGTCGGCGTCTGCTCCTCGATGACCGGAGCCTCCAGGACGACCGCGGCGACGCCGCCAGCGGCGACGTCAATGTTGTCCGAGCCAAAGATGGTGTCCGGGTTGGCCGGGTCGAAGACCTTGACCACGGCGGAGCCGATGCCTACTGCGACAGCTACCAGCTCGTCCTTGCCGGACGCGGTGCCAGCGGTGGCCTCGGTAATGGTGGCCGTGACGACGCCCGTGGGCGTGGCGCTGACCTCAAGGGTGGCGTCGACCGGGAAGCCCCGGTCGTCGGCGGAGCTGATGACGTAACGGGCCTGCTGGCTGGTGTCCAACGTGGTCACGGTGTCGCCTCCTGGGCGGGTTGTTCCTCGACTGCGACGAGGGTAAGGGTGAGGGATACGGGTCGGCGCAGCCACGCCACAAAGACGTCGGCTACCTCGGTGACTGTTTCAGCGGCGTACAAGTCTCCGTTGCACTCCGCCAGGTGCTCGTAGCGACCGTGGCTGAACAGCTCGGTCGCCTGCTGCAGTGCAAGGATCAGATCATCGGAGCGGTCAAAGGCCACAAGAACACTTTACCTAAGTTGTCGGGACGCGAAACCTTCCACGGTTGGTGTGCGGGGCCAGGGGCTGCCACAGGGGGACCGGGACGGCCGCTGGGCCCATGCGTAGAGCCCCGCGATAGACCCGCTCAGCCAGTTCCATGGCCCGGCGGTGGGCCCACCACTGATCGCGCGCCGACACCGTGAACGAGAAGCTGAGAGTGCCCTCCTCCTGGCCCTGCACGTCGGGCTCGTTGAACCACCAGGACACTTCGCAGGCGTGCTGGAGGATGGAGAGCACCTTGGTGTGACAAGCGGTGCCAGTCATGACCTCATCCAGGAAAGTGTACCGGCGATGTGTCGTCACAAGATCAGCTAGTGGCCACAGGCGGACCAGATGTACCAGATGCCGCGAATTCGTGGGAGTGATCGGTCAAAGAACCCCCGCCACCATTGGCCGCCGACTTGATCTTCCCGAAGGAGAGGTCGACCCTGGCGTCATTCCAGTCACGGGTCTTCAGATCCGTCGCCGGATAGCCGTGTGAATCCTTGTCCGGGTAGACCCGGTGCACGTCGCAGACAACATTCATTTCACCGGACACCACACCCATGGCCCCGGGGATGACCTCGCGGGATGTGGCGTCGCCCCGGGAGATCCAGTACTGGTTGCTGTATCTGAACACTATCGCCATCGTCCCTGTCTCCCTTGATTGCCATTGCGCCAGTGTCTCGCCCCGCAGAATCGACATCATGGCCTGGAATACCGACAGCACGTTGAGGTATTTGCGCAGACAACTGAAGTGCATATGCCACTTGTGGGTGTCGTCGGGACTGCGCTCGGTCCAGTTGGTGAAGTCGTACCCGTCCGCCGGGGTGTCCCCATCGGAGCTGTTGCACAGAACCTCGCGCCAGCCTTTGAGCCGGGGGTCCCGAGCCTTCCAGGCCGCTCGGATGCGGTCGCTGTACTTGCGGATGTTGGTGAGGTTCCCAGCCTGGGCCGAAGGGAAGGTGATGTCCACCGCGGCGCCCATGTGCTCGTTCGGGTGGGGGGCCGGGACCTGGTCGTCGGCCAGCTGGACTGAATAGTCGTTCTGCCACCCTGAATGATGCTTCAGGGTGTAGTAGTCACAGTGATATCCCGGCTTGAAGTCACCCCAGGCACCAGCGAAGACCGTCTCAGCTTCGAGACGCTCCCACTCCTCAATGAACCACCACATCTCCGCGGTGATGTGGCTAGGCTGCGGGTTGGTCGCCATGGGTGCATTATGCGCCCCGGGCGTCCCCTTGTCCCGGCTGTCCGCTGCTGTTCTGTCCGTGTTGGTGATAGGTCCAGGTGCGCTCAGCCAGGTGGGTCATGGCCAGGCCACGTTCACAGGCCAGTGCCGCCACTCCGGTGATGAAGCTCCAGTCTTCATTGGCGTATGTACCTTTTTGATTGTCTTGGTAGCCGACTTCCTGTGCGATATTCGTACGTACCAAGACGTTGTGAGTCGTGTGATGGGGTGTGCACGGTTTGAATGGCAACCCGAAGTGACCCAGCGGGTCGGGCCCATGGAACCAGCTGAACACGAAGACAGAGTCGGTCTCGGTGGCCACCCGGTACAGCTTCTCCAGGTGCTCCGGCATCAGTTCATCGTCTGAGTCGCACCAGGCGATCCACTCGGTGTCCACCATGGCCAGGAGCCGGCGGCGGTTGGCCCCGGCGCCCTTCCTGTCCAGGTCGTTGCAGACCAGGATCGCGGACGGCTGCATCGTCTGAGCCGCCACCGAGGCGAAGGCCCGGTTGATGAGCCCCGACGTCTGGCGCTCCGGGTGGGTGGCTATACAGACGGTGATACCGGGCAACATTAGCTCTCCAGTTCGCGGAAGTAGAGACCCACGTTCTGCATGTCCATGATCGCGCTCTGAGCCTGGTCGCCAGAGAGGCCGGCTCGCAACAATGCCTCATAGACCTTGAAGAGAGTGTCTTCAGTGGCAATCAACCTAGCTTCGGGCCATGTTCGTGCAGAAACCATGTCTGGAACCAGGGCAGGTTCATATTCCACTTGACTTCCCCTTCGGCGAGACGCAGCAACACAGGCAGGGACAACTGGTCCTGATGACTCCACTGTAGACACTCAATCCACCAGGCGTCTGACAGCTCCAGTACTCTCGGAGTATGGCGACGTACATTGGCCCCGGTGGCAATCAGGCCCCACCCTGGTGGGTGGAACTGAGAGTAGAACTGGATCTGGGCGAGAATGCTCGGGCCGTCGTAACGCCATGTCAAGGTGGCGGAGTACTCGCCCTCCGGGTAGATACATCCCCGGGTCGGGTGTGGGACGCAGGCCCAGTCGTCACTGCCCAGAGCCTCAAGCCCGAGGTCCACGTAACGATCAGTTGTCACCTCCATGGACCCATCTATCCACAGCGAAACGTCCACATCGGGGCATGCCAGGGCGGGATGGGTTTTCCAGAACTTGTGCGCCAGCATGGGAGCCGTGATCTTCGGTTCACCCTTTACCGTAGCGATGTAGTGGGAAACGACCCGAACATCCCACCCGAGGGTCTCAGCCTCCAGACCAACCACTGGTGAGTCGGTGTAGAAGTAGCAGGGCACCCCGTCCGGGACCTTGGGGGCCGGCTTCACCCAGTCCGATTTACCATACACAGCGGTGTAAAGAGCTACCTTGGGGGTATGCGCCGGCTGCACCTGATCCTCACCTGGGCCTGGATGGCGCTCATCATCCCTACGATCCTGTGGTGGAAGGAGAGCATCCTCTTCATCGGCATCGTGTCCGTCTACGCCAACGTGGTCAGTCACTGGACCGCCTACCAGGCGGCTCGGGCAGAGAAGGCGGCGAGTAGCGACGACTCATAGTGGGTATCTTCTGCCCATGAGTCTGATCATTCTCATCCTCCTGATCGCAGGAGCCCTCCTGCTGGGGTTCCGCACCTTCTGGGGACAGCCCGCTGCCCGCCCCGACCTGCTGGCCGGTGGCCTACTCTGCTGGATCGTCGCTTATCTTCTGGAGCGCCTTGGCTAGGAAGCTCTGGCGGCTGTGCTCCACGGACATCACATACTCCGGGTCCCCGGGCTCCACGCCAGGGGACAGGGACAGTGTCTGCCCATAGATACGGCCCTCGTGCTCCAGGGTAAAAGAGACGGAGTAGTAGACGTTCTCCTCCCCCGACTCGTCAGTCCACGTCCGCGGCCCCAACTCCTGGACCATGACCTCATTCACCCTTGAATCTCCTTTCGTTGACGATGCCGATATCCCGACGCAGCCTGGTGGTGAGGGTTGGCATCTGCCGGCGCGAGGCCCGGAGGGCTTTGGCCGCAGCGGAGTGCCTGGTTGAGCAGGTCGGACACCGACACTTTCTGCGATAGCTGCCTAGGCAGGCTTGTACCACTCCACCGTCTGGCGAATCTTGTCCCAGCTGAATTCGGGATGCCACCCCACCATTTCCCATCCTTCTCCCCTCGCCACAATGTGCGTGTCCGGCGCCTCCCCACGGCGCATGGGTAGGTGCACGATCCCGGCCGTGTTGCCGGCGAACCGGTTGACCGCCAGGGCGATCTGATTAACTGTCACCGCCTGGCCAGTGCCGGCGTCGAGAATCTCGTCGTCCCCGAATACGCAGGCGTCCACCAGCATCAGAGCCACGTCGTCCACGTACACGGCGTCCACGGTCTGGTTGCCGGAGCCCCAGATGGTCAACGGCTCCCCGCGCCAGGCCTGCGTGGACCAGGTGGGAATGAACTTCTGCGGATGTCCCGGCCCCCACTTCTGACCTGGTCCATAGGCGTTGAAGGCCCGGACGTGGGACACGGGCACCCCGAAGTTGCGGTGCCAGGCTGTGGCCAGCCTCAGGGCACAGAGCTTGGTGGCCTGATAGACGTTGGCCCAGGAGGAGTCCGGCATCGTGATGCCCACGAATCCGGCATCATGCTTCTTGCACCATTCGAGAACTCGAAGCGTCCCCACCACGTTCGCCTCGACAGCCTCTTCGGCAGTGTCGAAGAGTTCATCTGTCCCCAGCATCCCGGCCATATGAATGACCACATCCGCACCGTCGAGGCCGCGTAGGTCCCCGAGGACATCATTCCCGTCAGACCGGTCGAAGCGCCATGCCTCGTGTCCCTGTAGCTCGGCGATGCGAATGGTGGCGGCCCCGAGGAAGCCGCCACCGCCTGTCACAGCAATCCGTGTCACAGGTCGAACTCACCATCGCGGGCACCGGCGAGGAATGCATCCCACTCGGCATGAGTGAAGCTCAGGACCGGTCCCTGGGGATCCTTGCTGTCTCGGACCTGTACGCCGTAGTCACGGTTGGCCACCTCGACGCAGTTGTCAGTCCAGGGCCCAGACCTAGTGGATTTGCGGAACGCAATCTCGACACAGGTGTCGCCATTACACCTGGTGGATCTAATCCAGTTGTCGCTCACGGAGCTTCTCCAATACATGGTCAGGATGTACCGCATGGGTTCGGTTGAGGATAGTGCCCGGGACCGGGCTCACATGCTCGAAGAACTGGCGGATGTACTCCTTGTCGCTGTAGCGAGACCCCAGCGACAGGGTGGGTTCCACGTTGAGCAGGACCATGGTGCCGGTGGGCCAGGTGTTGACCAAAATTGGCTCGGAGCTGATCAGGTGGTTTGTGTACATCTCGCCCAGGATGAAGTAGCACTTCCACACATCCCCGGTCCAGTCCCCCGGCGGCTGTTCGCGAGCGGCGATGGCCTCGTTGTAGGGCAGGACATCGTCGAAGACGATGACACCCCCTGGGCGCATGTGCTTCTGTACGTTGACAAAGTCAACGACAGCGTCCTCAACCAGGTGTGACCCGTCAATGAAGGCCAGGTCGATGGGGGGCAGCGGGTTGGACCCGCTCCAGGAGACCCACTGGAAGAACTCGTCCGAGGTGACGGAATGGATGTCCTGGTTCGGTAGCTGATTCTGTGGGGCCGCGAACAGCAGCGGGTTTGGGTCGATCCCGTACGCCACCTGTGCCGCCTCGGCCAGGACCAGGGAGCTGCCGTACTGGACCCCGATCTCCAGGTACACCTTCGGTTGCAGCACCTTGTGCAGGGCGGCCAGGAACTCGTGCCGGGTCATATCCATCCCTGAATCACCGCTCCACAGAACAAGCACATGATGAAAAAGAAGATCACCGCAGTCAGGAAGAGCAGGTAGGCCGCGGGTCCACGAGACGTTGGTTCCCGTGAGTCATTGAGCAGATTCACCAGGGCCGCCCTCCCCATTTGTCGACGTAGCGCTGCATGTCCCCCGGGATGTGATGGTGCAGGTTGCTTTGACCATTCGGGTGCAGGTGATTCACGGGAAACCCGGGGACCATAACCATTCCTCCGGCAACGGCGGCTCGTCTTCCCAGGTCATCATCCCCGCAGTACCAGACGAATTGTTCATCTGCTCGGAGCCCCAGCTCCCCAGCAAGGACGAATGCAAAACCCTGCATCCTCGTCGCCAGAGGAGGTGCCTGGTTCTGAGTGTGTAATACGGGCATACCGTAGCCACCGGAGCAGCCGGCGGCGACACCCATCTGTCTAATGGTTCCGGCGACGGCATCGAACCACCCCTCAGGGACTATGGCGTCATCATTGAGGACCGCGACATCCCATTTCGTGGGGCCGGGGTCCGCTTCAAGGACAACGTCAGCAACAGCATCTAGGCCCTGGTTCCACCACCGGGAGATGTTCGCGTCATCCGGTCCTTCATAGAGGACGTAGGCGTGTCGAAGTATCCGGTCACTATCAATCTCAGTGATGGATTCCCCGGTGAATACAACAAAGGCCATGTCCACTTGGGGTCTGATGTTCTCCAGGCAGCCAATCAGGCACTCGCGCCCGTTGCTGGGGATCACGGCATAGCGCGGGATCCTAGCCACGCTGGATCTCCACTGCCCTGGTCCACGCTTCCAGCCACCGCCACGCGTTGGCCTCGTATGTCTGAGTAGCCATGTACTCCCTCCCTGCCTCGGCCTGCTCCTTGCGCAGGCAACTATCCGCCAGGAGTCGAGTGAGGTGGGCGTACCACTGCTTCGGGGTGTCCGCCAGGAAGCCGCACCCGGACTCCTTGTGCAAGCGACGATACTCCGCACGGGGGGAGGCTACCCAGGGAACCCCGGCGGCCATGCACTCGATGCCTTTGAGTCGGGACTTGGATGTGTTGAAAGCGGTGGGAGCCAAGGGAACCATGCCCACATCCATGGTTGTCCCCAGAGTCTTGATCCAGTTCTCCAGCCCTACCGTGCCGGTACAGATCGGGTCCTCGGTGAGCCTCAGGTTCTGCTTCACCTTCGAAGGGCCCCCCACCACCCGGAACTGGTGACCCTCCGCTGTCATCCGTCGCACCACGTCACCGGTCACCTGGAGATCGTTGGGGTGGGACAGGGTGGTCCCAGCCCAACCGAAGCACCCGGACTCCTCGGTCGGATAGGTGAGCGTGACCGCTGGGACGTAGTTGTCCAGCACCATCCCCCGGCCATGGGGAGCGTAGATCCGTTGCAACGGGGTGGTGGAGGTGGTGACCAGGGTGGCCAGCTTGCAGGACTCGATCGCCCACTTCCAGGAGTACTCGGTCCCGTTGTTGTGTCGATAGGCCCGGTAGGCGACATTGTCCGGATGGATCGAGGACATGTCGTCGTCCATGTCCACGACTACGGCTACCCCCCGGGACCGTAGGAAGGTGATCAGCTCCTGCTGGCGTCGGTGGGCGGCCCGCTGAATGACAATGACATCCGCGCCTGGTGGGATCTGGACGTCTATGATCCGGTCGGTCCCATCCGCCTGCTCCTCCACCTTGATGACGAACCCAGACTCTTTCATCGGGGGCATGATGACCACATCATGCCCCTGTTTCCGTAACGCGTCGGCGGGCCAGATGAGTCGGTAATGCCCGCAGCCCTGATTGTCAGCAGGGAAGACGTAGACCTTCAATGGCCCGCTCCTATTGGAAGATCTGATAGACGAAGCTGGTACCTACTGCCCGTGTGGCAATGCCGCCAGTGGCCAGGGACTTGATGCCAATCATCTGGAACGTATGCGTCCCTGCCGTCAAGGTGCCGTGCCACGTATGAGCCAATGAGTAGCGGTTACCGCTGGCATTGGTCTGAAAGATGATCTGCTCGGTGAGTCCGACGCCGTCAATCTGTAGAGCCACTGCCACCAGGTTGTTGGTGCCGGCAGTGAAGTAATCAATGTCCGCGTTGCCGGTGATGATGTATTCGCCCGCGCTCTTCAGGGTCAGTGAAGTCAGTGGCGTAACAGCCTGGGCAGAAGTGGTCAGAGTGACGTCAGCAAGGGAGTTGGTCTCCCCCCGAAACGTCGTTGTCGTCTTCAGGGTGAACGGAGACCCCGGCAGGCGACCGATGACATAGTTCCCACCCGGGGGGATCTGCAACATCATCACTCGGTCAGTGGGGACGGCAGTGCCGATGAGGGAAACGCACCCGACCGGGACATCGTCTCCGTCGTAGATGACCGTGGCGGACAGGCTGCTGGTCTCTACGGTCGACACAGTGGCGGGACGAAGGGTCCAGGTCAGGCCCAGTGACTTGGCCCGATCCACCACTGCTGCCGCCTGCGTAGCCAGCAGCTGGGGAAGCTCCTGCTCGTCGGTCATGAGTACGCCCTCCGCAGGGAGTGGGTCATGGCGCCGCCGGCAGTCAGGTTCATCGTCCAGGCCACCTCCAGCCACTTCTCCCCGAGCCACTGGATCACGTTGTATGAGTCGTGACGAGGGTCAGGAGCGCTACTGAGGGCCGTCTCCAGGAACACGGTCTGACGGTTGGCCAGATTCTGTGCGACAGCGGCAGCGGTCTGAGAGTCGGGGACCTGGAGGTCCTGCACCTCGGTGATATAGAAGCCGCGGTTGGAGAACGAGTAGGGCGCGGAGGGGGGCACGTCAGCGATACCCACTACCGCGTTTGCGGTTTCAGTGGCGGCGTTGGAGACAACCATGAACCGGTTGGGGGCGGTGAGGATATTGGAGGCGCCGGAGATGGAGCCTCGGACCACCTTCCCGCCGAAGTCAAAGTCGAAGTCCAGAACAGAATCGGCGGCGGCAAAGGATCGTATGAAGCGCATGGTGCCGTTGTTATCGAACCAGGGGCTGAAGTAGTCCCCAGCCAGTGCCAGCGCCTCTAGGAGCTGACCCCGGCCGGTCCCGATAGTCCAGGCCTGGGTCGCATTAAAGGGGCTTGGCTCCATTTGTACAGTGATCGGCAAGTTCTCCATCGTGTCCAAGATGACGGACTGGGCCGAGATGTCGACGGCATTGATCCCTTGCTGGATCTGCTGATCCACCAGGAACATCTCGTCCGCGAGGACTGTGGTTCCCAGCTCACCTGACGTAAAGATCTGACGCCTGTCGTCGGTGAACATGTACCGACCCAACGGATACTCGGTCCCGTCTGACATCACCATGAACAGTTCGATGCGATCGGTGAGGGGTTCAATGATCGCCGTGTCCGCCTTGCCCAGGCTCATGGACAACTGACGCTTGATGGTGCGACTCGTGTCATGGGACAGCGACCCACTCCGTAGCGGAGTGATGTCCCCCAACTGCTCCCCGGTTACTCCATTGGACCGAGCGAACCGGAAACTAGCCGCTCGCTGCCCTACCCACGGGACCAGGTCCAGCTTCGGATCCCGAGGGATGGTGAGTAGCGGCCCACTGGTGAACGGGGGGTTGAGAAACTGGGTCACAGCACCACCTGGCTTGAGGTAGCGGTGACTTCAATGATCTGCACCTGGGCTCGGTAGATGCGACGGTGGTTCACGACCCGGCCGGAGGGGACACTCACGTTGGCCAGCCACTTGTTACCCTCCTCATCCCGCACGCAGATGTAGGACACGTCATTCCAGGCCATGTCCCGCAGGGACCGGAAATCACCCAGGGTCGGGGGTGAGATGGCGGCAGCCTGGACCAGGACATCCCGGGTGAACTGCTCCCCACCCCGCTCCAGTGGCTTGAAGGCAACGAAGAAGTCCCGGTCGTACATGGCCTGGAGGACGGTGAATCCCGCCTCGGCAAAGGAGAAGCCCTCCTCTACGCGGTCGTCCCATACGGACGAGTAGGCCAGGTTGCTGGAGCCGTTCTGGATCTCATTGGTGGTGAAGATGAGGACATGGCCACCCGTGGTGCAGCCACCTGTGATTCCGGGCGAGGTCATGGTGATGGTCTGAGTGGACGACCAGTCCCCATAGAACCCGTAGGAATTGATCTCGCGTATCCGGTACGAGGTCAAGATGCCTGGTCGGGTCTCGTAGTCGTTGAACCCGGACACGGTGGGCCCAGCCATCATGATGGTCTGCCAGCTCGTATCGATGGTGTCCATGCGCTGCAACTCGTAGAACCAGGAGGAGCTGGAGCCGACCGAGCCCAGGGTCCAGGTGAGTCGGTTGTAGAAGATCCCGCTCGGAATGCAGCACGGGTTGATCCCGCAGTTCTGACCGATACCAGTGACCGCCTGGGTCAACTGGGACAGGGTGAACCCGGACACCGGGGGCATGTCCTGGCTGAAGATGAGGACGCCGTCTGAAGACGGATCGTCCGTGGTGGCCGTGACCGGTGGCGCGTAGCCCGTGATCCAGCCCAGGTTGACCGTGGAGCCGACTGTCGGGGCACCGTAGGTCGCCGTCTCCAGTCGCTGCGTGCTGGGGACCACGAGGTTGTAGAGGTTGCCAGCGATACCAGACAGCGCCGGAGCAACGGCGCCCAGCACTTCCCACCGGTTGCCGGCCGTCTCCCCCGCGGCAGACCAGCGCCAGGTGGGAGTGAGACCCAGGCCCATGCTGGGAGGGGTCGCGGTGGGGAACCGCTTCGTAACCTCTTTCCAGCCATCCAGGATCTCCGGCAGTGCGTCCCACTCGGCCGGGGTGAGGGTGACCGCGATGCCACTCCCGGACACGGTGGGGCTGGTGGAGTCCAGGCGCAGGGACACTGTGGTGTCGCCGAAGCGGCGGGCGTACCAGCGCACCCAGGGGAAGGGACGGTTGGTACCGATGACCGAGTCCAGGATCTCCTGAGTGGCGGTGACGGTGCCGTACACCTGGGCCACCGCCTGGCGCCCGTAGGCATGGGGCTCTGTCAGGGTGCCACCCGAGGCATGCAGGGAGATCTGGGGCAGAACCTGGATCGTCTCGCTTGTCAACGTCTGGTCTATGGCCGTGTCGTCCATGGGGAACGGGATGTTGACCTGAACCCCAGGGTGGCTGGAGATCGGGTACAGCTGTCGTTCTGCATTGAGCAGTGGATAGTCCGAGCTGCTAGTGAAGCCCCACTCGCTTCCGCCCACGAAGGGGGACGTGAGAACGACGCTGTAGTCACCGGCGGCCAGGACTGGGTTGGAGGCGTACGCCATAGTCCGCATCGGAATGATGTTGGCGCCTACCTGGCTCTTGCGCTGCAAGGAGTTGGAGCCACCCAGGCAAATAGCGCCGAAGGCTAGCCGCTGCTCCTCGCAGTAGAAGATTTCCAAGGCGGCGTAGTAGAAGAACAGGCTCGCCCCGGCGGGGGCCCCATAGCTGGCGCCAAGGGCAATGGTGATGAAGAGGAGTGGCGCCGTGCCTCCGATGTCCAGGCGCTTGAGCTGGTCCCAGGTCCAATGCATCCGGTCACCAGTGGTGACGGGACTGTTGGCCGTCCAGAAGGGGTTGATCTCCCCCAGCGAAGCCCGGGTAATGGAATCGTCAGCGTTGGACCGTAGGCGCTCGTAGAACACGTAGTTGCTGACCAGGCTCTGGCTGAACTCCGTGGTCATGGCAACGACAGTTCCGCCACCAATGCCAGCGCCAGGGCCTACCAGGTTGTCGCTACCATCCACCGAATAGAGGAAGTTAACTCCCAGGATTCGCTTGCCATTCAACTGGGGGTAGCGGGACGTATTGAACTGCATTCGGATGCCATGGGTGTTGATGGCGTCGGTAGTGAAAGAGACGCCTCCCTGGTACTGGGACGGCACAACCAGGCGACCGGTCACGTCACCGCTGGGGTTTCCGCCAGTGCAAATGGCAGAACTCACCGGAATCACTACCGATTTGATAGGCCCCGATTCGTTCTCCTTGCCCCGCTGATACACGGCGATGCCCATGTGCTGACCCAGGTCACTCATGGGAGGAATGTCAGTGGGCCTATCGGTGTAGTAGCGACCGTCTTGCAGCACCCGAGATGTAGCCAGGGTGAACCCATGTCCGGCCTCGATGAAGTTGGTAGCCGGCGACAGCTCCAACTTCTCGTCCCTGATCGGGACCCATTCCTCGCCCAGGATGATGGGCGTGTTCGGGTTGTAGTTACCCATCTATGTCCCTCACATCGCCCTGATAGCTAGCTGAGTGTTGCGATTCAGGTTGGTCCAGATGCCCTCAGCCACACCAGCCCCAGCGGTACGGGCCTGGTCGCGATCCATTGGCCCGTTGATGCGCATGGAGATCGAGTTAGGCCCGAAGACGATGTTCTGGGTGGCGTTGGCGGAGGCGTCCCGCAGCCGGGGCGTTGCCTCTTCCATGCCCATGGCAACTCGGCCCACGATCTGCTGGCCCGCGTAGCGGGGGTCTCCCTTGCCCGACAGGGGCCCCTCCTCGGCTGGTGAGTGGGGGAAGAAGCCGCTGATGATTCCGCCGACGTTGCCCAGAGCGTTTCGTAGGCTCCCGAGCATGTCTTTCACGCCGTTGATGAGGCCCTGGACGATGTTCCGACCAGCGTTGTACAGGAAGCTGACGGCATTGGAGAAGACCTCTTTGATCCGGTCCGGGATACTCGCAAACCAGTTCTTGATGCTGGCGACGATGCCACTCAGGAACGAGGCGATCGCGCCGAACTTGCTCTGGATGCTGGTCATGACTTCGTTGATGCCGCCACCAACGAAGATCCACTTCAGGAACTCCCAGAAGGCCAGGATCTTGCCACCGACCCAGTTGAAGAAGTCACCGATGGCGGGGCCTATCGAGGAGAAGAACTCGCCGATGGCTGGTCCAACGACATCCACCACGAAGAGGAAGAACTCGCGAATAGCAGCCAGGGCGAAGACGACAACGATGATGAAGGCAGTGATGGTCTGGATGGAAAGGATCGCCAGGTCGAACAGGGCGGCGATCCCCTTGACTCCAGTGTCGGAAGTCAGGAAGACGGCCAGCATGATCAGAGCCTCGGAGAACTTGTCTATCAGGTCCTGGCCGCCGGCCTTGTCCACGGCGGTGAATAGGGCCCCAATGAAGATGCCCGCGGCCCGGAACAGCTGGATGACAGACATGAGAGTGTCTTCCATGCTGTTCAACCAGTCAATGAAGTCCGGGTCGTCGGCGACCTCGTTGAACGCGTCGCCAACCTGCTTGAAGATCATGGAGACGATGTCGCCGACCTTGGTCAGGAACGGCATCGCCGCGTTGACCATGTTCAGCAGGCCATCCAGGAAGGCGATGAACGAGGGGCCGAACTGCTCCAGGAAGGTCACCGTGCGCGGGAAGATCTCGTCGAGGAACTTCTTGAAGCTGCCCCCGGAGGCCAGGAAGTTGCCCAGGTCAGCCAGGAAGGCGCCCAGAGCCTTGGCTACCTTGATGAAGCCGTCGAAGATCGAGGGCCCCAGGTTGCGGTAGATGCTGGTGAAGACACCCTGAAGTTCCGCGAAGAACCCCTGCTGGACCTGACCCTTCAGCTGGAAGAAGAAGTCTTTAAGCGGCAGGAGTTCCTTCACAAACGCCCGAGCGGCAGGCTGCAGGTCCTTGAGGGCTTCCTTCAGCTCCTTGGCATTATTGGCCGCAAAGGCGCCCTGTACCGCTGTGCCCACGCCCTGAAAGGCGAGCATGAGGACGCCGACCTGGATGCCGACAGCTGCCAGGATTCCGGGCAGGGTGATAGCCACGGCAGCGAGCGCGTTCAGAGCCTGGATAGCGGCGCCAACCAGGCCGATGATTGCACCGACCAGAGGCACGATGAAGGCGATCAGAGGGGACTTGCCCGACACGTTGAAGCCAGCACCGATGGCGTCAGAGAACGCCTGCCCGATCTTGCCGAAACCACCGCCGCTGCCACCGCCACTGCCGGCTTCCCGCACAGCTTCTTCGATGTCGTTGACGATCTTGGAACCGATCTTGCGGACAGAGTTCCGATCCCGGTCGTACACCGTGTCAACGGGTACCTTGACCTTCTGCCGCCCGATTCCGCGCTCTACTGACCGGGCGAGCTTGGGCCCTTCCTTTTCGATCCGGTCGCCCATGGCGTCAGTGAGCGTGTCGCCCCACTTGTCGCCGGTCTCCTTGAGATCCCCCTCGACCCGCTCGGAGCCAGCCCTGATTCCTCGCTCGGCTTCGCCGGGGAAGGGAGTGGTGTCAGCGTGTACCTCAATGAACGCTTCACCCTCGCGCTTGGCCACAGTGACACCACCCCTCACAGCTTCTCGGAGTGGGCCATTGCGCCGGGCGCCACACCCTCATTCTAAGGGGATCATCGCATGGAGAGGAACTGCTCCACGGACATCTCCATCTCTTCGACCCGGTCCTGTTCCGAGGCCATCTCGGAGGGGGGTGGAAGTTCTAGTCGACTGATGAACATGCTGACGTCTTTCGACTCCATGGCCCGGATGAGGATGAGGAACATGGCGTCCAGCCAGGCGGCCAGGGACAGGACTGTGGGGTCAACGCCGGACATGATCATCTCTGGCCCCATGATGTGCCAGTTCTGCCTGATGGCCGCAACGAGACGCAGACTGATCCACCACCGACGAGCCCCGACCGTTTCGATCACGTCCACTACCCCCCGGTAGAGGACTTCTGGCTCGATCGTGTCGTTGAACAACAGCTCCATGCCCCGGGGGCACAGGTCGAGAAGCAGCCGATCCAGGTCCAGTTGCTCTTCCATGAGGATCGCCAGCCAGGACACCGCGGCAACAGCAGGGAATTCCCAGGTCTGGCCAGCTAACTCCAGCTCCACCGGCCACGGCTGAAGAGACCAGACAGGGTCGACGTTGTAGTTGGGGACAACAACCTGGGAACTAGGCCCTGGCGCGGCCCCGCCGGACTGCGGGCTTCTTCTCATCCTCGTCCTCGTCCTTGAAGACGGTGACCCAGCTGGTCATGTCCTTGAGTTCCAGGTCGCCCTTGATTTGCTGCTCCAGGACCCACTTCTTGTCGGCGTCCTGAACCACGACGCTGTCGAGGATGGTGAACATCATCTCCATCATCTCCATCTTCTTCTCCTGGGCAACGTCCGAGGAGGAGAGGATGCGACTTCCACGCAGAAGCAAGGACATCTGAATGTCCGTCAGCTTCTTGACCACGATGTTTCGTCCACACACGGGGACGATCTGAGTCTCCCGACCTGTGTCTGCATTAACCATGCTCGGCACACTACAGCTCGGTGGCGATGTACCTGAAGCCGAAGATTCGGGAAAGTGTCCGGAGAGGGGTGGAGAGATACTTCTTGCCCTTGTAGCCGGGGTGAGAGATGCCCAGGAAGCTGGGAGACATAGGGATGTGGGGGGCGTAAACCGTGCGCCCGGCCCGGCGCCAGAAGAACTTCAACTGAGGCTTGCGACGTGACCCGAACCGCCATAGGTGCGGGGCATCCTTCGGGAAGATGTTGTGTACCCCAGCCCCGTCATGGGCGATAGCAGAGTAGGACGCGCGGGCCACGACGGATCCACTGACCAGGCGCCCAGATACGTGGGGCCCTTCCTTTTCGATGGTGCTGGACAGGTGTCCCGTGGTGTAGAGCCCCGTCCCTGGGGCGGTCAGCGCCTTGGCGGCATTCACGGTTGCATCAAGGAGCTTGTCAGTGAGGCGCAAGGCCTCCTCAATCGAGGTCTCCTTCAGGACCAGCTGGTACATAACCACTCGCGCCATAGCCCTGCTCCCAGGTCGGATCCCACAGCAACTGAAGGTAGTTACCCACGATCAAGTGTGCGGTACGTTCAGTGAGTTCCACCCACGATTCCTGGCCAACCTCGTGCCCGTCGAAGTTCTTCAGCGCCCGGACGAGGACCTGTCTCATGCGCAGGGTTCACAGAGTGGCATCTGGAAGGTGACGGTCATGCTGCGTTCCACGCAGCCACCCTGTGGCGCCCCCTGGGACTGGGGCTGCATGACAATGGACATGCCTTCCAGGAGCCCGGTCTGGTTCACGAACCAGGACCGTAGACAGCAGGCCGCTTCCCGTAGGGCCAGGACGTCGGCGACGTTCTGGTAGAACGCCAGCGTCCAGTCGGCACAGGTGGGCATAGATCCCTCATCGTCCATGACGGTGGGGATACAGCGGATGATGCCCACGGTGAGGCTCTGCGCCCAGGCGGCCGGGGCACAGACACTGTTGGCCTGCCGCACGATGTCCTGCTCGGGGAACGAGGCAGAACTGACCGTGGTCTCCCCTAGCATCACGTAACCCAGGCCGTCGCAGCACAGGTCCTGGAACTGGTCGATGTCGTAGGTGACGTTGGTGCCGACCCGGAAGCAGAACTGCCCCGGCGCGTACCCGGACACCGGGAAACTGGCCTGGAGGCATTCCAGCGCCTTGGCCGCTACGACATAGACCGGATCCAGGGCGATGATGTCCGGCAAAATGGGGGAGGTCACGGCCAGGTCGTCTTCCGGATCGGATTGTAGTCCGGGGTGGCGATCTTCATTCGGGACGTCAGCCGGTACGGATTGAAAGCCCGGATGACATTGTCGACCGTGACAATGCCGGTGAGCCCGTCTTCCAGCAACTGATCCACGTTCACCAGGGAGACAGTGACACCCTGCCGGGACAAGGAGGTGGCCCGCTGTGGCAGTCGGCAGACCTGGCCCAGACAGAACTTGGCGTACTCACAGGCCAGCTCCCCCGCGGCCCGGGACAGCACCCCTGGCATGGGAATTCCCTGCAAGTAGGTGACCTGCCAGGCCGAGTTGTCGAACGGCTCCCCCGCACCCGAGGCCGGCATATTGAAGTTGTTCATGATGGGCCAGCAGTCCGTGGCCCCACTGCCAGAGACTGCTGGACCCTGCCGCACCAGCCACTGGTAGTCATCTACCCGATAGGTAGACGGGGCAATAATCCCGGACCCGGAGAAGTACACGTTAACGATGCTGTTGACCGGGGGCTCCAACCACAACTGGCAGGAGGCCTTGCAGCTGGAGCAGCCGTCCCCGGTACCGCAGAAGCAGTTACGCCAGACGCCGTTGAAGATGTACGGCATCCAGGTGCCCTCGGCCCAGAACCAGCCACCGCCCCAGCAGTCTTCACAGTCCCGGCGGCAGGGGCGCACCGTCTTGGAGCAGAGACCGAAGCGGCGCCCAGTGCTGGCCCAGACAAGCAGCGCCCCGTACTCGGCGGCAGCGGTCTGGAGTTCAGTGTCGTAGCTGTCCCACTCGGGGCAGCATCCCGTGTCCACCGTCAGGGAGCACGGAAGGGAGGGATCCAGGTTCCCGACGAACACGTCAACGGTTGCCATGAATCCCTCCCTTGCGTTCTATGTCAGTCGCTACTCACCGCTACAGGCTAGCTGGGGGTGAGGGAACTGAGGGTGGTGCAGCCACACGACGCGGTGGGCGGCGCGAGGCGGGTCATGAACATGCGGTGGTGCTGGCGGGACCCGATCGGGGTGAGCAGACGAATCGGTGTCGTCGACCCCACCGGGTTGTCCGAGTAGTCCACGAAGTAGGGACCAAGGCCCCACGGGGAGTTGCTGGACGTCCGGGCACTCACCATGAAGTTGGCGGCACCGTTCTCATAGGTGATGTCACCAATGGTGCCTTCCTTCACCCAGGGGAACAGTGCGTAGCCGTACTCCACGCCACCCGAGCAGGCAACTCCACCATTGGCTGCGAGCCGGGTCCAGCCTTCGAAGCCGAAGTTGGCGTTGGCCGCCGACCCTTCTTCCGTGCTGTAGCCGGTCGCATTGGGAACAGCGGCGTCGTCCATGACCAGGGGCTCGGCGGTCATGATGTTGACCATCTCGGGGTCGACGTTGCAGAACGTCAACTCCAGGTTGATCCACTTCAGGACCGGTGGGTTGGTCTCGGTGACGCAGAAGACGCCGTCACCGTTCTTGACGAAGAACTCTTCCCGGTCCTCATACTCCTTCGTCATCGCGATGGAGATGATTCCGTCACTGACCACAGTGGAGCAACCAGTGATAGGGAGCCCGCATGAGTTCAGCTTCGTGACGCGGACCCGAGGAACTTTGAACGGGGTATAACACCGCGACGGCATGCCTACTCCTTCACTTAGTCGGTGGTGCAGTCATGGGTGACCTGGACAGCCCAGGAGCCACATTCCACGATCGTGACGAAGATCCGCTCCGCCACCGTGTAGATCTGGTTGAGCGCGCGGTCCATGGTTTCCCCGACCGGGGGAACCCAGGTGTCCGAGCCCCAGATCAGGACCCGACCGGAGGCGTACATGTACTCGGTCGTGGCGGTGGTGGCCTGGCCTGCCGGACCGGTGCCGTTGTAGCCGTGACCGAGGACCACCGGGGTCCCGTTCATGGTGAATACCTGTCCCCGCTGGGTTCGCTCAATCAGATGCTGCTGAGCCAGGATGGCGCCCATTCCGGGTCGGGCATGGATCATGCCGCCCACGACACCGTTGTCAGCCAGAGCCTGTTCCAGGCTGAACAGGGCCTCGGTAATGCAACCCGCTGCGGTCAAGGTGGCGGCGCTCTGGAAGTGGCCAGGAATGCCTCCTGTGCCACCCGCTGGTACTCCCTGCCAGACCCGGCGCTCCACGGCCCGCTGCTCCCGTAGCTGCATCCGCAGCCGTACCCGCTGCTCCACCTCGGCGAAGGTGAAGCCGATGGAGCCACAGGTGTAGGAGGTGTAGACCCCGAACGGGGATCCAGACACGGCAGGCTCAATGGCCGAGAAGGTCTTGGAGCCTGAGACCGAGGGACAGTTCATGGCGTAGAGGAAGACGTCGTCTTCACAGGTGTCCGGCACATAGATGATGCCGCCGCCCATGACTCCGGCGTCGTTGGGGAATTGCATTGGCCCCAGGGCCACGTCGAACAGCCCCGGCGGCCGTGGCGGTGGCGGCGGGGCAGGGATCAGGGTTGGTGCGTTGGCGATGGTCGGCATCCAGGCTCTCCGTTCCGTGCCTCAGGGCGGGGAAGGGGGCCAGTTTCCTGGCCCCCTGTCGCCATTACGGGCAGGTAAGGGTTCCCTGGTTGGTGGTCTTACCGCTGGGGCAGATGTTCACGGTGTAGACGCGGGAGACAGGGCACATCTTCAACATGGCCCACCCCGTTTCCGTGAAGAGGTGCGTGACCTGGTTGGTGGCCAGCTTGGTGCTGTCGTAGACGCTGTTCAACGTGATGACGTCAGACACCGCACGGACCCAGGTGCCGGCCGGGTAGACCAGGAAGGTCAGGGCCGTGGGCAGGTTCTGGATGGCCGTGTCAGCACCTGGGGAGCCGGAGACGGCACCGGTGGCGAAAGCGTCCTGCCAGTCGTAGACGTACTGGACCCGGGCACCGCGAGCAGTGAACGCGGCGGTGATCATCGAGTCAGCCAGCGTGATGGCCTCCGGGCCGTTGCCGGTCCCGTTGCGGCGGATCCAGTCCGCGCGCATCTGGGCACCGATCCAGTACGGCATCTTGACTTCAAGGGTGGCCGAACGCTCCAGACGCAGGCGGTACTTGATGTCCACGACAGCCATCTCGACCGCCGACAGAACCTGCGACACGGTCGAACCGTCAGTGGCCCATGGGGCACCGGACAAGGTAACCGCCGTGGAGCCGGTGACCACGTCCGCGATCTGCTCCCGGTTGATCTGGTGCGCCGAGGCCGCCAGAGCGCCACGGGTGAACGTGGCAGTGAACTCCGGGTAGCCACGGTTGGCCAAGATATTGCCGGTCAGGCACAGGCCGGTGACACCGAGGCGGGTGTCGACGAAGTCGGGGCAGGGAATCTCCAGGCAGGTCTTCGTGGTGCCGGCGGCGACCTGGGCCTCAGTGAGGTCGAAGAAGCCGGTGCCGGAGCCGAAGATCGTGTCGAACTCGATGCCGGTGTTGTGCCGGATGCCACCGCGACGGGCCTGGACCTCAGGGAAGTCGGCCAGGCCATCGGTGGTGATCTGGAGACAGATGTCGTAGTCGGTCTCTGAGGGGGCGCACCAACCCTGGGCCGCGACGAGGGAGTCACGCTCGGGGTGCTGCTCCTGGAGCCGCTTACGGTCCAGTTCGGTGGAGGCGATCAGCGACCCACCCGGCAGCCGGCGCTCGTCGGCAACGGCCAGCAGCTTGGCGTAGTCCCCGTTGTCCCCGTCGACCGAGAACTCGTCCGGGTAGTTGCGGATCAGCTGAGCGACCGGCATGGAGATGGGGCCGTCCGTCTTCATGCCACGGCGGCTCATCGCGTCATGGGACGCGGACCGGGCCATGAAGACCTTGGCGACGTCGAGCATGCTGTCCAGGCGCTGACCTGACTCATAGCCTTCGCCGGCACCGGTGCTGACCGACGCCGAGGCAACCAGGGTGCTGTAGGCAGTGCGCTCCGGGGCGCCAGCGGGGATCTGGGGGGTCGCCGTGGTGCCAGCGATGTCCGCAACCCGGATGGTGGTGGACGCAGTGACAGCGACCGGCTCAGCCGGGGTGTCAGTGGTCGTCTCCTCCTCCGCGGCGGCGGGCTCGTCTTCGACAGCGGCAGCGAACCGGGTCTCCCGGTCGGCGCGGGCGGCCAGCTCGCCTGGAACGGTGACCATCCGGAACTCCTGAAGCTCTTCCAGGCGCTCCAGGTCTTCCTCGGTCACGCTGTAGACGTCAACGCTGCCCTTGAGTGTGGCCCACTCGTCAGAAGCGATACGGCGGAGGTCTTCAAGACCCGACACGGAATAGCCGTCAAGGCTCTCCGGGATCTGGAAAGTCATTACTGCTCCTTCAGGGAACGTGTTTGAGACGTCCCGGTGAAGGCCCACAGCTCATGCCACCGGCGTGGCGTTGATCAGGGTCTGGACCATAAACGCAGCACCTACTGATCTAGGAGGAATGGTAGGTCAGTAGGTGCTGCGTGGCAAATGTCAGAGCTTACGGATCTGTGTGCCGACCCCCCCCATGGTCTGCGCGACCTTGGCGGCCTGTTCCCCAGTGACCGTCTCTCTGCGTCCGTTGGTGTACGTCACCTCGTACAGTTCCTCGCGGCGTGCAGCTTCCTGGCTGGCCCCTCCGTTACATGCGCACGGCATCATGTGCTCCTTCGTCTGGCCCTGATCTCTTTGGCCCAGGCTAGGAGGGCCTGGGAGATCTCGCTATCGTCCTTGAATAGTGGCTGAGTCAGAGCCCGCAGACCCATGGACCCTTCCTGGCTCTCGTGCGTGTGGTTCGTGATCAACCGAGCCAGGCCATCGTTCATCCCCACGATGCTGGATTCACCAGAGGCCTTCTCTCGGACAAAGTCGGCGATCTTGTCCACCAGAGACTTCTCGTAGGTGGAGGAACCGAAGTGTCCGGTGGCCCTGGCGATCGGGAACGTCATGACCTGTTGCAGCAACCGCCGCACCGGGGCTGGGGTGTCGTCGGGGAGCCTAGGCATCGCTACCGCTGGCTGGTCCAGCTCATCAGCCAGCCTGGCCACCATGTTCCTGGCCCCCGACCCCGCCTGGAGTTTGGTAGCGAGTGCCCGGAGTCGAGCCACCCCGGTATCTCCACTGATCCTGCCCATGACCATGTCGGAGGCGATGTCGCCCATGGCGTTGTGCAGGGATTCGCCATCGCCCACGTCGAGCTGACCCTCGGGACCCAGGCGTTTCATGGCCATGGGGATCTGCCCGTCCGGATGGAAGTAGTGCTGGTCTCCACGCTGTCCGAACGTTCCCCAACTGTGTGGCTTGGGGGGCTGGTCAGTCATTCCCCCCGGTGCTTTTGGGACAGCACGCTCCGCACTGGCACCAGGTGCCTCACGCCCCTTGATTCTGTCCGCGATCCGCTTCTCCAACTGGGCCTTTGTCCCGCTGGGGGACAGCCCCAGCTTGGTGGCCCAGGTCCGTAGCTCCGGATGCAGGAGTCGACCCGTGGCCTCGCTTTCCAGGGCCGGGGTGTCCGCCGCCAGGAGGGCCTGGTTCGCGTCCTCAATCTGGGCCGCGATCATCTCGCCCACAGGCCCGGTCAGGTTCTTCCGGTCCTGCTTCTGCCCGTCCCAGCGGGCCAGGATCTCGTCGACCGGCACACCTTCAGACTCGGAGGCGCTCCGTGCCCGGCGCATCTCGGCGGCGGTGCGCTTCTTGGGGACAGCCGCCCTTGCTGCCTTCCGGGCAGTGTCACGTTCCCGGGCCGCATCCAGCTCCTTGCGATCCGCTGGGGAGATCTCAGCCAGCACTGCCTTGGCTACGGCAGGGTCCCGTTCCGCGATCCTGTCCATGAGCAAGGTGGCGACCGCGTCGTCAGTCACCGAGGGCCGGGCCTTCTTGGTAGCCCGCGCCTCCGCCCGCTGGGCTACACCCTCAGCCTTGATCTCGTCGGCCAGCTCCCGCAGGGAACGAGCGTCGGATCGCTTGATGGCACTCATCTCGGACGGGGTGGGGTCCCCGACTCGGCTGGTCAACTGCGGGTCATGGTCCCGGCTGCCCACACTGGTGGCCGCCTGTCGCAATGCTGTGGCCACCTCGGTGTGTGACTTCCCAGCCTTGAGGTCAGCCTGGGCCTTGGAGGAAGCCGACTGTGCCCGCATGGTGTCGAAGTGACGCACCTGCTGGGCAACGGTCTTCTTAGCCGGTTCCGGCTTGGGGATGGGACGGACACCTTCCAGGCGGTCCGCCATCAGCTCCATGCGGTTGATGCGAGCAGCCCGGCCCGTGTCCGGGGTGCCACCACCAGACTCAGCTTCGATGTTGTGCAGGGTCCGCTCGGAGTCGGCGCCACGACGCAGACCATCGGCGATCTGCCGACCGTCGACACCATTGTCCAGATCCTTCTGAACCACGGCCAGCCACTGCTTGTCCTCGCCCTTGGCGTCCAGGCCCAGCCCGGTGCCGATGACTTCGGCGTCGTGCTTGGTCGGGTTGTCCAGGTCCACCACTGGCTTCGGGGCGGCTTTGGCGGGAACAGCGGCTTTGGCCAAGACTCTTTTGACTGGCGGTGATTCAAGGGCACTCTGCTCAAAGGGACGTACCGGTAGCCCTCCTTCACCGGGGCGTTCCCCGGTGAAGTTGCGAGTGGCAATAGAGTCTCGGCGACGCCCACTGGTCGCCTCGATGACGGAGGCCCGGAGGTCAGCCATGTTCCGGCTGCCTGGGTTGGGCAGACTGACACCCCTGGCCAGTGAAACCAGTTCCCCCTTGTTTAGGGGAGCGAGAAGAGCTTCCGCTTCTTCTGTGGTGGGCGGGTTCTCGTTGTCATCGAGGCGGTCGAAGACTTCCTGTGCCCGTGGGGTAGACGCCTTAACCCGGCTTGCCCGAGAGGGGGCGCTCGGGGCCTCAGGGGTACCGCTGCCCATCCAGTAGGCAGTGTTGGGGTTGTTGTTGTACTTCCTACCGTCTTCCAAGGTGATGTCGATGCCACCGGGGCCTCGCTCCACCTTGACCACTCGGGCTGGGGGAGCGTTCCGGGCCCCAGCCCGTTGAACGATGTCCCCAACCTCAACGTTGGTAGCGCTCTTACGTTCCTGCCCACTGGCCAGTGGGGGCAGGAACTTGGCAGCCTTCTTGGCTGGTGCGGCCGGGGCCTCAGGTGCCTTGGCCGGGATCTTCGTCCCCTCGTCTGGGATGGCACGGGCCTTGAAGGTGACCCGGTCCCCGCCACCCAGGTGCGAGTCGTGGCCAGCTCGGGTGATGAGCACTGGCGACCCGGGGGCTACGTCCCCAACAACGTCATGTTTCTGCGGGTCGTAGGGAACGGTCTCCCCCACAGTCCCGAACCGGGACAGGTCCCTGCTCTTAGTGATGCTGTCCAGCTCCCGGCGGAACTGGTCCCGGTCACCAAGAGCCTTGGTCAATCGCTCCCGGTCGGCAGCGGGAAGGCGTCGGATACCAGCCTGAAGAGCCTTGTCACTGCCATCGTTCTGGGCCATCTGGTCCAGGTTGGACAGTGCCTCAGCGACTTTGCCTGACTCGCCGATCCGGGCCTGCCGGTCCCGGGCGGTCCGCTCCTTCTCCTGGTTGGCCAGCTCCCGACCTGCTATCGCCTTGGCGATGTTCTGGATGAGAGTGTCTTTGTCGTCACCCTCGATGTTGCCGAGCCCTTCCTGGCGCGCGGCTTCCTTCAGGGAGTCGACGTCGACCCGGTCCAGGGCTGCCTTCTCGGGGCCGTCGAGCTTGACCTCCAGCTCCTGACGGGTGACCGGGGCTTCGTCGCGAGCATGGTCCCGCAGGAACTTGGCTGCCTTCTTCTGGCTGGTGATCTTGTCCTGTACTTCGGCTCGCCGGGCATGGATAGCATCGGCGACGCCACTCTCCTCGTCCCGGTCCTCCGGGGCCATGCCTTCAAGCTGGGCGCCCAGGTCGCTGATCTCCTCCTCATTGAAGGAGACCTCGGACTGGATGCGGCGTACGCCCTCTTCCTGGCTGATCTTCCCGGAGGCGATGTCATCCCGGATCTCAGTAAGAGACGGATCGTCGGCGAACCCTTCCCCGTCCCAGGCTTCCTGGAACGCAGACTTGCGTGGCTCGCTGTCGAGCTTCTCAGCAGCGCGAGGACCTTCGACGGAGCCTTCCGGGACCCGCTTGAGGGCACGGGCCTTGGCCCGCTTGGCTGGCGGTGCCGTGGGGGCAGCGTCCCGGGCGATCTCCTCCGGCGTCGGTGCCCGGTCCGGAACTACCGCAGCGGGGGCAGCCTTCTTGACCGGCGTGGGCGCCTCGACCGGGACAGCCTCCAACTCCTGGCGCAGGCGATCCTCACTGCTCTCCCGCCCACCGGCGCGACGGTGCCGTTCGATGGCCTCTTTCAACTGCGCCTTGGTGGCCGACTTCTTGACGTCAACACCTTCGTCGGCGGCAACCTTGGCCAGCTCGGTACGGAGCATCTTGTCCAGGGTCTTCGGCGGGGCCTCACCTTCGGGCACGGCGGGGACAGCCTTCTTGGCGGCCCGCTTGGCTGGGGCCCGAGCGGGGCCCTCCTCCACGCCGGAGATGACCTGAGCCCGCATGCCCATGGTGTCGGCCAAGGTCTGTACCAGGTTGGCGTCCTGACGGTTGCCATCGGCCCGCAGCTCCTTGGAGTACTTCTCCAGGTCGTCGCGGGACCCACGCAGCTCGGCTGCGTCCATCTCATCGGTGTCGTCGATGATGCCTTGAACCTTGCTGGCGGCGGCAGGGTTCTCTGGCGCTACCCACTTCTGGGCACTCAGTTCCTGGCGCAGACTCCGGGCCGGGGTCTCGCCACCGGCACCTCCAGGCACGCCACGGATGTCGGCCAGGACGGCGTCTTTGACTTTATCCTTGGTGACTCCCCGCTTCGGGAGTTCCAGTTCCCGTGCCTCAGCCAGGGCCTTGAGGTCGGCCAGGGTGTGGTTCTCCAGCAGCTTGCGGGCCTCCTGGTCCGACTCTGCTGCCTCCAGGTGCGGGATCATCTTCTTCGGACTGACCGGGGCGATCTTCCCGGCTTTGGGAACCTCGTCGCCGAGCAGCGCCGACTGAAGCTGGCGCTTGTTCATGGTGGAGAAGCCGCGGATCTTCTTCTCCCGTGCCTGGGCCCGAAGGTCAGCGACCTTGTCCGGGAGTCCAGCCTCAGCGACCCGAGCCTTGAAGGCCTCTTCGGCATCGTCCACAGGGGACGGTGCGGCCTTGGCGGGGGCAGCCTTCTTGGCACGCTCTCGTTCAGCAAAGCTTCGCAACGAAGACATCTCGCCGGTCCGGTCTGGACCGGCTACCTTCTTGGCCGGAGCCGCTGGGGCTTCGGGGACAGCCTTCTCCGCTGCCTTGGCTGCCTTGGCAGCCTCGGCGTCACGGCGGGCCTTGCCGTGGCCACTGATAGCGTCCGAATCCAGCTCCCGGCCCTTGCGGAACACGATGGCCTTACGGAGTTCTGCCTTGGTGGCACGGGCCCGGACCGGGGCCTCCATGTGGTCGGCCAGGGCCTTCAGCTCGGCCCCGGTCATCCCTTCCAGGTGTGCGTCTGCTTCCTCGCGGGCCTTGGCGGCCTGGATATCGGCGGCGATGTCGGCAGGCTTGCGACCTTTCCCACTGCGGGGGGCCGGGGCCTTGGGTGTGGCTTCCCGCTTGGTGGATGGCGCCCCTGGCGCGACTCTGGGAGCCTTCTTGGCAGCCGGGGTCGGTGTAGGGCTGGTGCCATCACCTGTCCCTTTAGCCTCCCGACCCTGGCGCTGCAACCCATACTTCTCGGCGATCAGGTCAGCCAACTGCTCCTGGGCCTGGATGTTGCGGTCCAGAGTGTCTTTCTTCTCGGCATGGTCGGCACTGGCCGCCTGCCGCTTGTTCTCCTCGATGTCCGTGTCGAGTTCCCGCAGCACATCACCGGGGTCCCGCTTGCCTCGGGACAGGTCGCTGTGGGCCTTGTTCCATTCCGAGCGCTGCTTGCCGGCGGTGGGCACAGACAGGCCCCGGGCCGCCTCCTGGAACTCCAGTGGCGTGGGCGGCGTCGGTGCCGCTGGAGTGGCGGCCTCCTTCGCCGCGGTGGCCCTAGCTTCCTCACCCATCTGGGCAACTTCGGAAGCAGAGCGTCCCTCGGGACTGCCAGGGCCAACTGCGTTGGAGTGAACCGGCTCCCGCCGCTCGGGAACACCGGCCGCTGGGGGGGCGGATGTCTGCGGCGAAGCAGGAGTGGCGGGAGCCGGGGCTGGGGCGGGGCCAGGGACTGGCGTCTCATGGGGCGGTGGCGGAGTTCCTTGAACCTCCCGCTGGTGACGCAGAGTAGCAGCCTCATTCTGCTGCTGCTCCCGCTGGGCGATCTTGAGCCGGGACTCCCCGGACATCTGCGGGGATATCCGAGCTTCCCGCTGCTCCGGGGTGAGGGCAGCGCCACGGGTGCCGTGGGTGCGGTCGTCGGCGACAGCGGCCGCACCCTTGGTGCGGGCGCCACTGCCGGCAATGGCCAGCATGTACCAGCCACCACGCCCGTCCGACTCCACCTTGGTGACGACAAGGGGCTGGTCCCGGTCGAAGATGACGGCTCGATCGTTAGGACTACGGCCCCCGTAGGCGACCCGGGTTCCCTTGGGGACAGCCACCCGCAACGTGACCGAGCCGGGCGGGTGGGACAGCTCGGACCCCAGGCTGGTGGCGCTGTATCCAGCGTCGGCGATCTCCAGACCGATGAGGTCTTCCAGGCCACCGTCTTCCATAGCTGCTTGCTGCGGACTGAGACCAAAGGCTTCCGTGGGAACGGTCTGGGACACGATCAGGTCGTCGGTGGTCTCCACCATGTTGCGGTCCATCATTTGGGTGAACCGCTTGGTGGTCGGGTCCATCTTCCCGGCCTGGAGGGCTCCATTGGCCTCGTCCCAGTCCATGTGCAGACGCTGCAACTCGGGGGTGGACCACGGGGCCTTGCGACGGTTGAACGCGTACTGCGACGCCTGCTGATCGGACTGGAAGGAGTGTGGCTGGAACCTGTCCAGGAACTTGGACAGGGCATCGACAACCCCAGCGGCCATCTTCCACTTCTTGCGGAAGCGCCCATGCCGGTCACGCGGGTGGAGCATTTCCTCCCGCGAACCCCATGCGGATCCGATTCCAGCCACAGTCAGTCCTTAGTAGGTTGGTGGTGCAGTGGGTGGCGGACCGGCAGGGGCAGGGGTGTCAGGGGTGGCCGGGTTGGCGGCGTCAGCGGACCCCGCGGACTTGTCTCGCAGGTCCCGGACTACCCGGTAGCGGGCGGAGGCTTGGGCCGCGATGTTCCAGGCGTCGACATCCATGCCTGCCGCATCAGTAGCAGACTCTCCCGGTGCTCCTCCAGGTACAGGGTCGACAGGGGCACCATTCGCGGGAGCCGGGGCGGGCGCTCCGGGTACAGGCGCTGGCACACCAGTAGCTGGAGCTGGAGCAGCTCCTGGTAGAGGGCCCGCGTCCATGGAGAACATGTGCTGGAGACGTTCGGCTCGCTGTCGCTGGGCATAGATCTCCTCGTCTTCCTCCAGGTCTTTGAGTCGGGCGGCCAGCTCGTCCCGACTGGTGTCCGGCTTCGGCTCCTCGGTGGCGGCGAAGTGCAGTGCCACCTCCCGCTTGATGGCGTCCATAACGATGCCGGTCGGCGGGGGCTGGTACGGGGCCGTGTCAAAGTCACTGAACCAGACGGAGCCAGCGGCGGTGAGGGCCTGGACTTCGTCGTTGTCCATGCTGTAGATGGGGAACGCGGGGGCGTTGACGGCCAGAGCGGCGGTGAGTTCCAGGGCGCCACGTTCGCGGCGCCAGTCCCCTGACAACGGGGAGCGGCGCAGCTTCGCTACCTTCTGCGGTGTGGCTTCAGGAACGATCGAACCGGAGAACCAGATGCCAAAGTCGTCTTCCCCGCATCGGATGACGGCGACCTCGTCGCCGGTGTTGTCGTAGTGAATCGCCGTCGCCGTGTAGCCCAGGTTGATCGCCGCGTGCCGGGTGTCCATGATGATCTTACCGACGTTAAGAGTGTCCCCCTCCTTGGTGACCACAGTCCCGAGGTGGAACGGGTCGTACCCGTTGCGGGACCGAGGAGCCATGACACATTCCCGATTGGTGACGTCGCGATGGCATTCATTCCAGGCCGCGAGGTGACCGAACACGTGACCCTCGTCAGTAACCGTGAGCTTCGTTTTTCCGGCTAGCTGCGGGTTCTCGAACCAGGACTTCGGCGGGTTCACCGGGTAGGTCATGCTCATGCTGTCCTCCGAGATCTGGACGCCAGCCTTCTTGGCGGCAGCCACAATCCGCGCCTTGATCTGCTTCAACTGATCCGGGGTGTACTGCCCGGCGTTCTGCTGTTGGTTGATGTAGGACCAGGCGGCCCGGATGTGTTCAGGGGTGTCGATCGGGTACCGCTTCTTGCTGTCGCGGTAGCCAGGGTCGGCGTAGTTGACATCCCCGTAGGGCTCTGTGGCGGCGTAGCTGTCCATGCTCAGCTGTACTCCCGGTGCACCGGACCGGTCCCAGGGGGCTCGGATGTTGTTGTCTCCGAACTCCCGGGCCATGATCGCGTAAATCTCTGAGATGACGTTCCGGGCACCCTCGATGTCTTTCTCCGGAACGTTGGGCAGGCCACCATGGGCGCCGGACAGCAGGGCCGCCGCCGCATAGATGGCATGGAAGATGAGGGTCAGCTTCCCGTTAATGATGTCGCCGATGGGCATGCGGTACGAGGTGGAGTCCAGGGGATTGCCCCGGTCGTCGTGGTACAGGAACGCCTCGGACATCTTGCTGGCGTCCCCATTGGCCCAGGCGGTGATCCGCTTGACCGCGTCGTCGTTGTCGAAGACGGTCTCCCGGACGGCCAGGGGCTTGCCCTTCCACCCGTGGGAGTTGATCGAGGCGGTGATGGCCTTGGCTTCGGAGCAGCCGCAGTCCTCGTCGTCATCGATCATGGACCAGGGCATGTCGTCGTCGTCGTCATCCCAGTCCTGGTCCCCGTCGAACACGTGCATGCCCAGTTCCGCGTAGGCCGGGATGGAGACCAGGGTCGAGCCACCCACCACGAACTGGTTGTAGTGCTCCACGCCGGTCTCGGGGTTGATGCCCACATGGACCGCCCCCCCCGGGTCCAGGCTGGGACCGGCGACGCCCATTGTCACCAGATACCGGGCACGCTTCGCCTCGGGGACGATGTCCTCGTTGAGGAAGTCGCCCCAGGAGTAGGCCCAGTCCTGGCCGGTGTGGTCGGGGCCCACTCCGAAGCCGAGCATCCGGCCCACAGTGATGCCTCCGGTGTGACCCTGCGCCTGCTCCTTGCGCCAGTCCAGGGGCCGGGGCATGGTCCGGGTAGTCAGGGAGTTGGGCTCGAACACCCGGATCCTGCGGGGCTCCCCGGTGGGCAGGCCGATGGGGGCCATGGGACTGGCCCAGGTGTAGCGACCCAGCTCTGGCTGCTTGTCGATCAGGGCCTGGGCCGCGATCAGGTACTTGGGGTCGTCACTAGTGACCATGGAGGCGGTGAGGCTGTGCCCGTGACCTTTGCCAGGAGGGGCGCCGACTGCCTTCTGGTGCAGGATGTTACATAGTCCTTGCGGGTTCTTTGGAAAGTACTTCCGCAGGTTCCTTACGCAACGGTCAAAATCGTGGGGCATATGCCAGCGGATTTTTGCCGCACCTTTTCCGACCAGCCAGTAACGCTGCAAAGCTGCGGGCATTCCACGAGCAGGGTTCGGGTCGACCATTATCCCTCCTCGTTCACGATCACCAAGTTACAGCGGCACCCGCAGACCAAGTCCGCTGGTGCAATTGGATCACCTGGGAACATCATTGGGAAGTCGTCCATGTAGAACGGCATGCTCAAGTCTCGCGTTTCACCGTCGACTTCCCGGTGTGGAGTCCGTACACGCAAATCATCCTGGGTGTCCCAGCGCTTCTTCAACAGCCGACCGGTCACCCGGGACATCTCCATCCCCGCTGCCAAGGTCCCTGCACCGTAGGCACGGGTGGTCTCTGTCTGGGCAATTACTTTGGCCCGGTTTGGCCACCGATCGGAGTCCGTGTAGGCGAGTACACGGTCCACGCGCTCAGCCAACTGCTCCAGTGATTCGCCACTGTTAGTCCCGTCAGCCAACTCGGCGAATACGAGGTTGTAGACCTCATCTGGTATCCGGACCAGAAGGTTCTCCGTCTGAGCGAGCGAGGCGACGATGAAACTGTGCCTTGATACTGGCGGAACATCAGTGGCCTCGGACCACGCCGAGAGGGCAATGCGACCAATAGTTGTGAGGATGGTTTCAAGCTCACCCTGCCAGTCCTGCTGCGTGGAGTAGATGGCTGTCGGGTCCGGTGGGATCTTGTGCTGACGCCAGGGAGCCATAGCCGCCGACCGCGCCTTCGCCAACCAGTTCCGCAGAGCACCGGCTACTACCCCTCGTAGGTTCTCCTCATCCTCACGGCGTGGCATTGAGGAACCCTGACTTGTTCAGGTATTCGCCCAGCAGCTCGACCCGGTGCGGGATACCGCGGGTCAACAGGGTGGAGCAGTACTGATCCAGCGCTGCCTTGAGTCCGGTGACATCCAGGGTCGGGTCGACCTGCTCGGCCAGGACGGTGAGGTGGTCCCAGGCCCCGTTGAGGAGCCGGACCGCGTGGTCGTCACCATTTACCTTGATCTTGGTGTGGAACTCGTAGGCCGGGCAGGCGAACTGGTGCCGGTGGGAGTTGCCCGCCAATCTCTTCCCGGCCAGCTCCATGGCTCGCAGGACCGTCGCGTTGGCAATGACGAACAGGTTGATGGGCGCGACCGAGGCGGACGCGGCCAGGCCGGCGGGGGCAGTGGCCGGCGGCGGGCCACCGGGTGCGTTCTGGGACTGCGAGTCGGCGGGCAGTGCCTGGCCTGGCACGGTGGAGATCCCGGTGGGTGGGGCCGGTGGAGGAGGCGGCCCGGCCCCACCCTGCTGGGGAAAGACCGTGTCCGGTGGCAGTAGCTCGTCAGAGATCCCGGCCAGCTTCCGGACAGCGGGGACCTGGAACAGGTTGGCGTCACGCAGCATCAGTTCCCGAATGAAGAGCTTGTTGTCCTCTTCCTCTTCGGGTACGTCACTGAGCTTCAGGTCGTTGAGGGTAATGACCGTCTCCCGGCTGACGATCCCTTCCTTGTACATCTCGCGAGCTTCCTTGCCCCGTTCGGGGCGCACGACCAGGGGTGCGGTGTCGTACCAGAAGACGTAGCGGTCCGGGTCCTCTTTGATGACCTTGAGGGCCGGGATGAGGTAGGCCTTGGTGATGGCGTCACAGATACGGGTCATCAATGGTTCGATATGAACCTTGATCTGCCCCTCCATGATTTGCCAGGCCCCCCAGTGATTGGCCTCTCCGGCTCCACTGAGAATCGAAGGGTCCACGTCCATGGAGGTGGCGAATCTACGGAGTGCTTCCTGGCGTAGTTCCAGGGCCTGGTGGGACAGCTCGGAGCCGAACTGGATCAGATCGATCTTCCCCAGCGCTTCCAGGGGCATCTCCACGATCATGGGGATGACCCCGGCGGCGGTGCCTTCACCCTTCAAGGAACGCGAGCCGGCCTTCATGATCGCCTGGGTCAGGCCTTCGGCGCCGGGGATGTCGGCGTCCTCGTCCGGGAAGCTGACCTCCTTCGGGATGGGCAGCAGACCCGCGGAGACGAGCCGGGAATCGATCTGGCTGAACACGTATCGGGTCAGCCGTTCGATCTCCCACAGCATCGGCATGGCGGCCCGGGTGGGGGACTGGGCCCACATGGTGCGCCGCGGGTGTGGAGTCCAGACCCGGATGATCATGTCTGTCTCGGGGTTCAGCTTCTCCGGCTCGCCGAAGTAGTTGGTCATCTCAATGACCCCGGTGCGGGTGTACTTCTTTAGCTCCGAGCAGGACAGGACGAACCACTCGTCCGACTCGGGGTCACTGGTTCCGCGCCCGATGATGTACGCGTCCCCCACCAGGGTCAGGTTGATCCCCAGCAGTCGGATGGCCTCCTGCTTCTGGGTCGGCCCCCCGAACAGGGTGTCCGCCAGGCCAGCCACCTTCGGCTTGGTGCACTCCTTCTGAACCCGTCCATTCTTGTCAACCTCGGCCACGTAGATACGCACCCGGGAGCAGGCCGACCCGATCCAGTCAGCCAGGAAGCGCAGCTCCCCGATGACGTCGTACAGGCGCCAGATCTCCGTCTGCCAGGACTGGTCGCCGAACTTGTAGATCTGCCACGCCCGTCCCTCCAGGTTGCGTATCCGGGAAGCGGACGCCACAAGGCTGGCCCCCGAGTTGTGCACAGCGTCAGGGACTGGTGCCTCGATGGCTTTGCGCCGACCCAGGGCCACGGGGGTTACTCCTTGCTGGTGGTGTTGAGGAGCCCGGCCACATGGGACGCGGCAGGTATAGCAAGAGTTGCTATAACCCAGACGTTCGGGAACAGGACGGCCACCGGCATAACCGGGAGGGCTATCCAGGCACTGGTACACCAGGCACAGTGCACCAGGTACGACATCTTCGATTCAGGACCCCAGCGTGTGACCACCCAGCGCCGGTACCCCACGGTCAGGAAGTCCTCAGTGAGTAGCCGGGTAATCCGGGCTACTGCTAAGGCAGCAACGACCAGGGAAACAACGATCACGCCATTACTCTAAAGGCCCGTCGATCACAAGGGCTAGAACCCGAGTGAATCCAGCCCATAGAGGTCCTGGCTCAACTGGAAGTCGTAGTCGTAGGCATTCCCGACCCGCATCCGCTTCTTCTCCCCGGACATCAGCTTCAGGCAGGCGTGGACCATGGCGTCCATGCGGTCCGGTGACTCCTGGGTAGAGGCCGGGTCGAACCGGACCATCTCTTTCTCCAGTTCGTCGTGGTACCCGACCATGTGCAGGCGCCCCTGCTGATTCCGCATCGCCACCGGCTCGGCCCGCGTCTTCTTGCCGTGCTTCGCGTGCACGGATTCCAGGGGGGCGGAGGTGTGCTTGGGGAACATCCCCTTGTCTCGACATTCCTTGTACGCGTCTTCGAGAACTTCCCGCAGGAACCTTTTGCCAAGGTTCTCTTCATAGAGAACCAGGTCGGCCCGGTATTCGGCACAGGCCCGCCACACGGCCAGCGCAGCTTGCCTACCAGATTCCGGAACAGAACAATCAGCCAGTATGTATAGCTCGTCTTCAGTATCTCGACAGGCCACAACGATGCCGAACTTCGCATCGTTTCCGGTGAGGTTCGGGTCGCAGCCCACCACCGTGGAGACGATGGCCTCCGGTACCTGGTCGGAGGCCACCCGGTTCTTGGCGATGTCGGTGCGCCGGAACAGGCCGCCGATGCCGAGGTCGAGCAGCTTCCCGTACAGCTCCTGGTCGCCCAGCGTGGTGCCGTCGTACCGGAGCTTCATCTCGGCCAGGGCCTGGGTGCTCAGGTTGGAGGCGTTGTCGAAGGTTGAACCCACGATGATATGAATTGTTCCGTCAGTACGGGTGACCCACTCTTCAAGCAAAGCAATGGGTTTGGGGGTAGTGGTGACGAACGCTCGGGGGTGGTCTCCCACGAGGTCAGCTCGCAGTGAGGGCAGAAGTCCCTCGTACCAAGTCTCATAGGGCTTGATCCACTTAGCCATCTCATCGCACAGGATTCCAGCGGCGTTGTAGCCTCGCCCGGTGTCTGGATCATCGGCCCCCTCCAGGTAGATCTTGGCCCCGTCCGGGAACAGGACCATGGGCCGCGGGCTCTGCTTGTACCGGTGATCGATCTTGCGACGACGCAGCACGTTGAGTAGACCACTGGGACCTTCGGCATTGATGGTCCTGGCGTCGGCCAGAGTGTCCGCCACCACGAGCCACTCGGTGGGGACCCCATGCCGGTCAAACGGGTGCCGTAACACCCTGTCCACGATCCACTCCGAACCGGCACGACTCTTCCCGAATCCCCGCCCGGCCAGGGCCAGGCAGATCAGCCAGGGCAGATTGGTCGGTGGTACCTGCTCTGGCCGGGAAGTCCACCACCACTCGCCGCGTTGTATCTCTTCGAGGACGGTGTCGGGCAGAGAGGAGACCCAGGCGACCTTCTGGTCACTGGGCAGGAGTGCGACACGCTCTTTGAGGGACAGCCCCACGTGATCATGCTACGTCTATCCGGAGCAACCGGAACTTCTGGACACGGGTTGCGTCTACCCCCCGGGGAGGGGTATCGTTCTGGTAGCGAGAAGCACGGTATCTAGACCGTCCCGTGTGTTCCGTCGCAGTGGGGGGTCTGCTCCCCCACTGTCAAGCCCGGTTGGTGTAGGCATGCACGGTGGCTCTCAAAAAGCACAAGACGTGGTTCAACTCCACGGCTGGGCACCAGTGCCAGACGTACGGGCTGGTTTTATGCTTAACGGGTCCACAGCACCAACGAGACAGTCTTCGAACCGGGGTCGGTCCAGGGTTCGGAGGCAGGTGCTGCCCCGCGGGGATAGGTGTGATCTCCCCAGGACCACTGATCACCTGTGTGGGGTCGGGCCTGTTACCTCTCTGGGGCCCGACCCCCACGAACTTGGTAGGTCAGAGTGGCGGAACGGTAGACGCGCCAGCTTGAGGTGCTGGTACTCCACACGGAGTGTGGGGGTTCGAGTCCCCCCTTTGACACTGCAAGAAAAAGAACCCCCCCCTGTCATCGGCAGGGGGGGTTCTTTCTGTCGGACCCGTGGTCTATGGTGATCTCTCGTGAGAGGGGGGCCTGTGGAGCCTGACACTGAGATTGAAGCCTACGGTCGGTACGCCTGGGAGAACGGTGAGCTGAAGGCGATGCGGGAACGCCTCGGCCTGTCCCACAACGCCATGGCCGAGTTCCTGGGCACGTCTCAGGCCACCTACAAGACGTGGGAGTCCGGCGAGGTCACCGTGTACCGCAGCACCTGCCAGCGGATCGGACGCTTCCTCCTCCTGGCCCGACGCCAGCTGGACTACCTGGCCGAGTACGACTGTGACGTGTCGACCCTGACCCCGCTGCACAAGGTGGCCGGGCAACTGGGCGTACCCCACGAGATCCTGATGGCCCGCTACCGCGATGGCCTGTTCAGTGCTGACGACCTGGGGATCCTGGGCCTGTGGGTGGACCGGGAAGACCTGGCCCTGATCGCTGAAGTCGTATGACCGACTGCGTCGCCTGTGGCGGTGTCCTCAACCCGGTGCTGGCCCCGGCGGTCATCCACCCGAGCTGTCTCATGGTGGAGGAACCGGACGGCGGGGACTCGTTCTCGTCCCTACTCAAGCAGAAGTTGACGGACATCATCCGCTGGTACGACGGGGAGAACCCGCGGTCCAAGCAGCAGGCCATCGGGCCCTCCGAGATCGGGGACCCGTGCGACCGGCGCCTGGGCATGCGACTGGCCGACGTGCCGCCGGTCAACACCCGATTCGACCCGTGGGCCGGGATTGTGGGCACAGCCCTGCACTCCTGGCTGGAGAAGGCGGTCACGGCCTGGGGTAAGGAGCAGGGTTCGGAGGACTGGCACACCGAGACGACGCTGATCCTGAACGAGTTCATTGAGGGTCACGCGGACCTGTACAACGTGGAACACAAGGCGGTCATTGACTGGAAGTCAGCGTCGAAGGACGTGATTCGGATGTCCGAGTTGCACGGTCCTTCACCTGGCTACATGATCCAGACTCACCTGTATGGGTACATGTTCGAACAGGCCGGCATCCCCGTGGAAAGGGTGGCCCTCGTCTTCCTTCCCCGGGCCGGCTGGCTCCGGGAGATGTACGTGTGGTCCGCTCCTTATGAGCGGGATGTGGCTGAGAATGCACTCAGTCGCCTGTACCGAATCGCGCAACAGGTCGTGGATCTGGACGTATTGACGCAGAGTCATAGGTGGGAGCAGATTGACCACACCCCAGGTAAAGGGTGTGCCTTCTGCCCCTGGTTCGACTCTCACCGAGACCCGGAAAGGGCAGCCGATGACACGGGTTGTCCTGGCAACTAACAAGAGATGGGGAAGGGGGTGGAGGATGAACGAGGAACTGATCTCTGAACTCTCCGAGGCGATGAAGCGTCGGGAGAAGGCGCAGGCTGCGGTCGCTCGCTGGACCGATCAGCTGAATGACGCCAACGAGGACATCAAGGAGCTGTCGGCCCGTATCACAGCGGCGGCAGATGACGATGATGTAGACGAAGAGGAGGACGCGGAACCCGAGGTGGAGAGCGCCGGTGTCGAGGCACCGTACTACCACAACGAGGAGCCGCGGTTCTTCCAACCAGCACCGGTACCGGAGTAGGAACAGGAGCAGGCACATGGCATATGAAGTGGATGACCCCGGAGCTGGCGGTGAATACCTGGACCCTAAGGGGATCCTGGGCCACCTCCTGGCTGTCTGGGCGATCAGGTACATCGAGCATTCTCCGACCCGGCACTCGATCCCGGGGCGCAACTCGGATGTGATCGTGGTGGACGGGGTCGACCTGGACCAGGTCGACTCGGACGGATACGAGGGCGTGATCGGGCGCAACTCGTGGTGGCGCCAATCTCGGTTGATCATGGTTCTGAAGAAGCGGGTCGGGCTCCCCAATCCGATCTTGATTCGGTTGAGCAAAGGCACCCAGTCCAACTCTCCGTACGAGCTGCACACGCAGAGCGCGGACAAGGAGGCGATGAGTCGCTTCCGGGCGTGGTGCGAGCGCAACCCGGACTTCGTGCCCTCGTCTCCGGGTGAGGTCGAAGCCAACCCAATCCAGCCACAGACAGTAGCCCCGCAGACACAGCGGGCTTGGGGTGGTGGTCCTGGACCGCAGACCCGGATCGAGGAGACTCCGCTGGAAGCTCAGGCGAGACTCGCCCAGCAGCCGGCAGGTACCTCCGATGTCCTGGCCCGCCTACGCGGTCTGGGCAAGGTTAATCACCAGGATCAGCCTCAGAATGAGGAGATCCCGTTCTGAAATCCCCCAGGATTGATGGTCAACTTAATATCGATCTATGGGACTGTATCGATGGGTTTGTCAAGCCCCTGGTGTAGTCGAAGGACAGGTGGCAGTCTGGGTCCACCTGACTTGGGACACGGTTAAGGGGACCCCCGCAGGCTTTTTGGCTCAGCTATTCGGGGGCCCCCCCTAGAAAGGAACCGAGATGAACGTAGCAGAAGTTGCTCGGATCTGGCAAGCATCCGGCGTCTCGGTTATCCCGATCCTGGCCAACCAGACCAAGCGCCCGGCCATCCGCTGGAGCCCGTACATCGCCACCGCCCCGACCCTGGACGAGGTCCATGACTGGTGGGGTAACGGCAAGACCTGGGGCCTTGCCCTGATCTGCGGCGGTGTGTCCGGCGGCCTGGAGATGTGCGAGATCGAGGGTCGTGCCCTCGACGGGAGGTCCATGACCGAGGTCATGAACCGCATGGACGAGACCGGGGCCCGCCACATCTGGGAACTCCTCTCCGGCCCGGAAGGGTTCACCGAAACCTCCCCCTCCGGAGGTCTGCACTTTCTGTACCGTATCTCGGACCACGAGGTACCCGGGAACACCAAGATCGCCCAGAAGGCCCGGGACGAGGAAGGGAACCGCCTGTGCCTAGTCGAAACACGTGGCCACGGCGGCTACGTGATCACCGCGCCAACGAGCGGTATCTGTCATCCCTCCGGCGAAGCCTGGCAGCTGCTTCAGGGCCAGTACGGGAAACTCCCAGTGATCACGTGGCAGGAGCGCAACCTGTTCCACCAGGCCCTCCAGTTGGCCTTGGACGAGAGCCCTGCGCCGGTTGCGGTACCTACAATGTCTTCAGTGCAGACCTTGGTACCGGTAAGCGCTACCACTGCCACTTCTGTATCCAGCCTCTCCCCTGGTGACGACTTCGAGGCCCGGGTCGACTGGCACGACATCCTGGCCCCCACTGGCTGGCGGGTGTCCCACAAAGGCCCCGGCAACGAGCGGCACTGGACCCGGCCGGGCAAGGAGATGCGGGACGGCACCTCAGCCACCACGGGCCGGGCGAATGACCGGGATCGGCTGTACGTGTTTAGCACCTCGACCGAGTTCGAGGCCGAGGTGCCGTACACCAAGTTCGGTGCCTACGCCCTGCTGAATCATGGCGGGGATCATCACGCTGCGGCCCAGACCCTGGCCCGGCTAGGGTACGGAGAGCGTCCGGCAGTCGTCACCATCGATGAGGTGGTGTTCCACCGGGCCGAGGCCGTGGCTGGGGAGCCCGTCGAGCACTACACGCTCGACGACGTGGGGAACGGGATGAGATTCAAGCGGTGTATCGAGGGCCGGTACCGCTGGCTCTACGACGAGAAGAAGTGGTACCTGTGGGATGGGGTCCGCTGGGTCCCTGACCACGATGACGCCATAGTCCGTGAATACATGGAGATGACCGAGGCCATGGCTGCCGAGGCGCTGGCCAACGGTGACAAGGTCCTCGCCAAGTGGGCGAAAACGTCCCGCAACGCAGGGCGGATCAACGCTGGCATCAGCTTGGCCAAGGCTATGAAGATGGCCTACTCCTCCGCGGACTGGGGACCCAACCGGCACCTGCTCAACCTGCCGAACGGGACCATGGACCTGCACTCGGGTGAGCTACTGGAGCACGACAAGGGCAACCTCCAGGTGCAGTTGGCCGGGGCCGAGTTTGAACCTGAGGCACAGTGCCCGCGGTTCGAAGAGTTCATGGAGGCCGCCATCCCAGAACAGGGGATGCGCTCCTATGTCCAGCGGGCACTGGGGTATTCCATGCTGGGGGACGCGGACCAACGGGCCCTGTTCGTCCTCTATGGACCGTCCGGGACGGGCAAGTCCACGCTGATCGAGACAATGCAGCACGTGTTCGGCACGTACGGCACCACAGCCCAGGCCGGTACGTTCCGCAGCATCAAGAACGAGAAGACCCCGACCAATGACCTGCACGAGTTGCGTGGGCGCCGGTTCGTCACCAGCTCGGAGACAGCCGAAGGTGCCAACTTCGACGAGGAGCTGCTGAAGCGGCTGACCGGTCGTGACTCGGTCCGGTCCCGGGCCCTGTACCAGGAGTCCCAGGAGTGGGTGCCGGAGTGCACTCTGTGGCTGGCGACCAACAACGCGCCCCGGTTCAATTCTGACGACAACGCCATCTGGTCCCGGGTGAAGTTGATCCCCTTGACAACGGTGTTCCTGGGCCAGGATCAGGTCTTCGACTATGCCCGCACCGTCCTGGCCCCGGAGGCGGCTGGGATCTTCAACTGGCTTCTGGAGGGTCTGCGACAGTTCTTGGCCCACGGCCTGGGGGAGCCGACCCAGCTGACCCAGCTGACCGCGGATCACCGGGTCAGTTCCGACTCGGTGGCACGGTTCGTGGCCGACAAGCTGGCCGATGGGTCCTATGTGGAGAGTGGCCGGATCAAGGCCAACGACATCTACCTCGGGTACGCGGAATGGTGCCGGCAGGTGGGTGAGCGGAGCCTCGGATCGCGCCGCTTCATGTTCCGTATGGAGTCGGCGATGCCCCAGTACACGAAGATCCGGGACGAGTCGGGGACATGGGTCTACCAGGGTCTGTCCCGGCCGGCGACCCAGTGGCTCCAGTCGGTGTCGTAGCCAGCATTTGACGAGTTCTCGGATTGTGCTACAGTTTCTCCATACCCCCCCCTGGGGGTAAAGGGAGGAGGAACTCTATGAGGCACGTCCGCATCGACGACGTCATCGTTGCACGCAGCGATGCCGCCGCAGCGGAACCACTGCCCGCGGGGCTGCCCAGGAAGACGTACACCGAAGTCATCATCGTCCGGGACGACATGGTCCTGATCGACGGGCTCCGGCGCCTTCTGTGGCACCGGGCGCAAGGACATGAGGTTGCCCCCGCCGTCGTGGTCAGCACATTCCCGGAAGCGTTGGAGCAGCTCGGTCCACAGCACGCGGACCGACATGAGCGGCTCACTCCTATCCGGGCCTGGAATCTGATCAGCGCCGTGACGGACTACGCCCGCATCTGGGGGCGTCAAAAAGCTAACGGCGGTTGGGTCGAAGGGCCCGATGGCAACAAGACTCAGGTCAGGGGCGAGGAGGAGCCTAAGAAAAGTATGCGTAAGCAGCTCTCGCTGACCCTTCGGCTTCCGGAGAACAAGATCCAGGCGGCCATGTTCCTGTATAGGCGGGCCGAAGCTGGTGACTCGATCGCCCAAGCACTGGCGACCCGCGTGGAGGCAGGGGATTTTGGCGTAATCCACGCCACCCGCCTGTACCGAACCCCGCACAACCTGACCGGCAACGTCACTGTCAAAGCCGAGCAGCGCATCATCCTGGAACGAGGGACCGAAGCGTTCGAGGCACAAGTGAACAGTCTGTCCAAGCTGGGACACCCCCTCGTGGTGCCTACAGAGGAACTTCGCGAGGCCGTCGACCGGCTCGTGAAGGCACGCGGCCAACTGAGCACCCTGCTCTCTGGCTTCCGCTCCGTTCTGAAAGAAAGAGAGAATCATGGCTAGTGCCAAGACTCCCACGTTCGTTGAGCCGCAGGCCGGCGACGAAGACTTCGTCCTCCCGGTCTTCGACCTGGGTCGCAGCGAGGTTCGCATGGTTCCAGTGTCCAAGCTGGAGGTCGACCCCAAGATGCAGCGAGACCACCTCGACGTGCGCAAGGTCGACCGGATCCTTCGGGAATACAACCCCGATGCGCTGGGCATCATCACCGCCTCCGAGCGCAACGCAGCCGAGACCGTCATCCTCGACGGTGCCCACCGTCACCGCGCCACCGTGGAGAACACGGAAGGCCAGGGCACGCTCCTGACCCGCGTCTTCAAGGGTCTCACCCGCCGGGAAGAGGCAGTGCTGTTCCTGCTGCTCAACTCTGGCAACCAGCCCAACCTGCTGGACAAGTTCCGGATCAACCTGGTGGCTGAGGACCCGGTGGCGGTGGGGATCGACAACATCGTCAAGCAGTTCGGTCTGGGCATCGGCCCGGCCAACCTCGACAACCAGCTCCAGTGCGTCGGCGCCCTGCGTCGGGTCTACATGCTTTCCCTGAAGGGTGAGTATGACCCGAACCTACTCGACCTGAGCCTTCGTGCCCTCACGAACGCGTGGGGCCGGGACAGCCAGGCAACACAGGCCGTCATGGTCGAGGGCATGGCCCTCTTCCTGGCCAAGAACATGGCCAACGTGGACTTCGCCCGCGTCTGGACCAAGCTCAAGGAGTACTCCGGCGGGGCGCAGGGCCTGCACGCCAAGGCTCGTGCCAATGCCGCCAACCGCGGCATGCGGATGCCGCACTCGGTGGCCGACCTGATCACCGACGCCTACAACAAGGGACTCAACAGCCGCAAGATGCCGGTGTGGGTCGGTAGGTGACACGAGGCAAGAGGATGAGTCCGGTGCACTACCATGTGTGCCGGCTCATCCTCAAGCTCGACCTGATCCCGCGCTACGGCCGGATCATCCGACTACGACCCCTCCCCGAAGTCACACAGTGGCGCTACATGCGGTATGGCTTCTGGGGGTTCTATCTCCTGGACCGGTTTGACTGGCTGGACCTGTTCGAGCTGGAGTCGGAGTATCGGCACGCAGTGAAGGAGAGCAATGGTTAGACTCGTAGCGGCTGTGCTGGTAGCAGCCCTGGCTGTCATGTCCGGCCCTACCGCCTGCGACAAGTACGACGTCCCCGCCAGCGGGGACAAGGGAGACTCGGCCGGGAACAACCAGCCGGCCCAGAAGTGCCAGCCGTCCCCGATTAAGGCCCAGCCAGTTGGCCTCAACGCTGCCCCGCCGGTCTACAACTACACGATCTTCGTGGAGGTGGAAGACGACAACTGCGGGACGCTGAAATTCAGTGAAATCATGGTCGTCGACCGGGTCGGATCGTATGGCCACCCGGATAAGTTCGTGGTGTTCGACGACGGGAAATCCGGCGTCGTCTATGTAAGGTCTCCGTACCACACCGGGTTCGTCATCGAGAAGCGCATCCCGCACCACCTCAGTGTCGAGGCCAGTATTACGGTGACGCCGGAGATGTTGAAAGCGGGGGCAGCCTGGCTGACTTGTCGCGTGGAGCGGGACAACCAGTTGGTGGGCGGGGCTGGCCAGACAGGTCTGGCTCGGGTCGCGTTGACCGGGGTGGGTATCTACACCGTGAACTGCGTGGTGCTGACCTAGAAACGAAAGAAGGCCCCAGGACCGTAGTCCTGGGGCCTTCTTTGTGCTCAGGCAACGGCCAGTTGGCCGGTGCGAACCTTGTTCACCGTGTCAGCCACGTAGTTGTAGCTGATCTGGCCGTAGCGGTCGGTGTACAGCTTCTCCACCTGCTTTGCAGTCAGGTGCGGAGCCTCGCTGAGGATCGCGAGGAGCCCGTCGATCTTCTTGGTCGGCGGAGCCGGCGGAGCTGGGGGCTCCTCGGTGGTTCCCCGCACCTGGCTGATCGTGTCCAGCTCCTCAGCCTCGACCTTCTTGAAGTCGACACTGATGAACCGCAGGATCTGGGACAGCGGGATCAGTAGCACGGCGAAGCCGGCCAGGACCCGCATGATCGGTGGCCCGGGGGCCAGGAAGTTGACGTAACCGGACGCTCCGGCCGGGATGAACATGATGCCCAACGCTGCCCACCGCCAGGCGGAGGCGGCAGCTCGTGCACCGAGAGCCTCGATGCAGTTCAGGATCATCAGGTCACAGCCGATCGGGACGACCACGCTCATCAGGATCAGAGTCGAGCTGAGCGCGATCTCTGGCGCTGAGTGCCAGAACATGAACGGCATCCCCTCGGAGAGGAGGTAGCCGATCTGGTGGGGCATGCTGGCAAGGAGCACCAACTTGGTGATCAGGTTGGAGCGCTTCTTGATCCGCTTGATGGTCTCAAGCATCTCGATGGCGGCATCCTTGCTGTGCTGCATCACGAAGATGCGAGCTTGGGTGAAGACACCAGGCTTCTCGACCTGGGGTGCCTGCACGGTTGCGGTACTGGCCATGGTTCCTCCTGGTGTGGTGAAGCCCCGCGGGTCGGTCCCGCGGGGCTCGTAAAAAGGATTGGGCTGGGGCGACACTCTCTCGGTGTCCGCTCGCCAGTGATTAGAACTGTACCCCCGCCCCCGGGGAGTGTCAAGGGGTTAGGGAAAGAAAAACCCGGCCCACGAGGGACCGGGTTCGGTACTGCTCAGTCTAGCTCCAGAGGATCCCACAGTGGCACTGGTGGCGCTGTGGATGCTCCTTGCCAGACTGGGTCATGTTCTGGCACGCGTGCTTGCCTAAGACCGCCTGACAGCGCACCAGGGGATGGGTGGTCACTACTCCCGCGATGGTCTCCCCGGTCATCCGGACCCAGGACAACTCCCAGCCGTCACCCTCCGGCTTCTTGGGGATCCTGGGCTCAGCCCTCTTCGGCCAGGAAGCCAGCGTGCCCTCAGCCGCCAGAGCCCGCCTCAATAGCTCGTTCCGCTTCTCCGTACAGGCGTTCAGCGCCCTGTTCTGAGATTCGAGGACGGTGCCCAGCTTCGTGTGCCGCTCGCGCTCCTCCAGCACCGTGACCCGAAGGTTGGTCAGCTCCTGCTCGGCCAGCTCCAGGGCATTCTCGTGGTACCTGTTCTCCTTCTCTACCTGGTCGTAGAGCCGCCCACTCTGCTGGAACTTGGCCTGGAGGGCTTCATAGCGCTCCTGAAGTGCGTCCAGGTCACGCTGGGAGTGGACCCACTCAGCCCTCCGGGCTGCTTTCCAGATGACGTCCCAGGAGTCTCGGTGGTCTTCCACCGTTTTCAAGATCCAGGTGTCGAGGTTATCCAGGCGCGTGCAGTCGTACCTTTCCGCCAGGTACCGTGCCGCCGCCAGATACGCCTTGCTCTTCCTACTCACCAGCTCTTGTCCTCGCTCTTCTGAAATTCCTTCACCCCCTGACCCTACCCCCCACCCCTCCCCCGGGTCAATCCCTATCTTTTCTCGGTTTCTTGG